TCTACCACGCCATACGCATGTGAGAACATAGTACCTTCCGTACATTGTAGGGATCCTAGTCGTCATCCTGTTACTGGGTCGCAATTTTCATCGTGACGCTGATACGCTGCAGGAGTTCTAGCAGTATTGTTAGTATTCCTTGCTTGGTATGTACCAGGTGTTCTCGCAGTATTGTTAGTATTACGAGCTTGATAGTCAGCGTTGAAGTTTTCGTACGTGACTGTACTCCAACCCTCATTACCTGCGAATTGGTTTACCGTAGTCTTGCCTGGTTGGGGACTTACGGGATCACAGTTTTCGTCGTTTCTTTGGTATGCCATGTAGCTATTTATCCGTTTTTTTCGATGCGTTCTTAAGCATCTTTTGGAGGTCAGCAGTACTACCAACAAACAGTGAGTTGTTAGTTACTACTTTCTTAGCACTCTCTTCTTTGACAGCTTTCTTGTCCTTCTGTAGTGCCATAAGTTTGTCGGCAACATCACCTACGTGTTTGATGAGTTGTCCAGCAACTTCGTATGCTCTAGGGTGATCAGAAGACATAGCCAAATCAAGAGCACCGTTGACAGCTTCTTGTCCTTTATCCACCAAGGCGTAAAGGTTTCCTCGTGCATATTCATAATCATCCTGTACTTGATCTATTGCTTCCACCTTCTTCGGAGGTTTTGTAACCTCTGGTTTTGGTGTCACATCTTCTATTGACTCAACAATATCAAATGCTTTATCTAATCCATCATTCATAATAAGATACCGATTCGCTAAATCCAAAGTCATCACCACTGGTTAGCAATGCATCATCAGTAGCATCTATTAGATCAACAGGTGTACCAGATGATGCAGCTGCAGCAGTGGTACCATTCTGTGCTCTTCTAACAGATAGTTTATTTGGAGAAGTTTTACTCTTAACATACATCACTTCATTACCAACTTCAATATATGATTGAGTAGGAATGTTGCTGTAATCAACCACCTCAACAGTTAAGTTTCTTGAGGTGATAGCACCTGCAAGTTCTGTAGTACCATCTTGGTTCTTGTCTGTAAGAGCTCTTGGTGTAACCTGATAAGCAACCTGTCTTGAAGTTGCCTTGTCGGGCATGTTTGTATACATATCGACCTTTGCCTTCTTGATAGGACCAGCAGTTCCAACAGGACCAAAGATGTATGTCTTGCAAGTAAATTGCATAGTAACCAGAGTTATCTTTCTGTCATCGAAAGATCCTTCGTAGTCATCACTATAAGAAATACTATTCAATATAATAGGTATGTCCCTATAGTCTTTCATCTCATCAATCAATTTGATTGTCATTTGATATGATGGTTGGAAGACTGGAACTATCTGTTCTAGTATCTCTAAACTTTCGTCGTTGGTTTTTGATATAACATTGAGTTCAAAATCAATATTATATGGTACAGGTGTGAACTGTTTTCTTACTGTATCCTTATCATCTGCCTTTACGTTCATAGTAATAGGAGCAAGTTTCCTAGAACTATCATATGATATTCCTGTCATCTCAAATGACAAACGTGGAACTGTGATAGCAACCTTCTGGTTGAGATCTGCCTGTTGTTCTAGTCTTGCTAAAAATTTCTGTCGAGGACCGTATGCTAGAGGAACTTTCATCCTACTATAAATTGATCCGTCTTTGTTTTCTTTTCTACATTCTATATTATTGAAGAGTGTTCCAAATCCTATGACGCACTTTCTAATAATCTTATTGTATGTGTATGCACCTAACATTATAAGTTACCTGCTATTCCAAATGGGTTTCCTTCACTGAAGTCAAGGATGTCATCTCCTTGTGATTCAAAGGTGACAGCTTCAGAGTATTTAGGATCTGCAGTTGCCATCTCATCCCTACTATCTAGCACAATTGTAGCCCCAGACTCTGAACCAACTATTGATTCACCTATTGTAAACGTACCAGTTGGGGACTTCAGTTTGACCCAACCTTCACCTGCATCCCACTCTACCATGTTAGCAGTTGAACCACTAGTACTACCAGTAACAGTTTCAGGGACAGTGAAGTCTCCTGAAATACCAACAGGTGCAGAACTAAACGTTGCAGTAGCAGTTGTATATCCAGTACCGCCCGCATCTATGTCCACTATCTTAACACTCTTATATCCTGAACCACCATTTACTATATTCAATGCAGTCAATGTTCCATTAGTAAAAGTGGGGAGTATGGTTGCAAATCTACCAGGACTATCTGGAGAACTAATAACTAGGGATACTCTATCTTCATCATAGTTTGCACCACCGCTTACTATCTGTACTGCTCTGATCTCACCTTCTTTCACTGTTGCTCTTATGATAGCAGATGCTGTTGGTGACCCACCACTGAGTGTTATGTTGGCAAGATATGCTGTTGCAGTTGCACCACTACCATCACCAGCGATAGTAACTGTTGGTGCTTCATTATACTTAGATCCATTTTGATCAATGTAAATTTGATCTATGACTCCAGAATTTATTGTGGGAGTACCAGTAGCAGTAGTACCATTGATAGGTAGATAGTAATGTTTTACAGTGTAACCGTAATCCACTAGACCCTCATCACCATCAAATACATCTCCTTGCTCGTCGCTGTACTCGAATAGTTCTGCCTTCAGTTTATATACGTAACCTTTACCTAATTGATAGAAAGGTTCTTCATGCTCTACGAATTTTATTTCAAAGTAATTACTTGTTAATGGGAAATATATTAAGTCACCTTCTTGTGGTCTCTCAGGTGCTTTGTAATCTGGATCCAGTAAAAGGAATTGAGATATAAGATCTGAAAATCTCTGAGCAGAGATAACCATAGTTATTTCATCTTGCTGTGCTACACCAAACTTTGTGAGTAGATCTCCATTGCCAGCAAATCCTTCTGGGTTCTCTAGGTATGCTTCAATAATATATGCATCATTAAACTCACCAATTACTTCTTCATTAAAGACACCATCAGTCTGCATGATCTCTCTAGGGCAGTAGAGTATATCCATCCCAAACATTTTGAGATGCTCTTCTACTAAGTTCTGCAATAAGAACTGTTCGTTCCTAGTGCCATGTGTGAAGTAAGTGGATCTTGCCATTAGCCAATCATATCCATAGGCATAGTCTCATAGACTGTGAGCATTTCGTCTTCTAGTTTTTGTACCTTCTCTTTACCTTCGTTATAAATGAACTCACCATTCATAGTAATTCCACCTGGCAATTGTGCTCCTTGGAACTTGATTAAGTTAGCACCCCACTGTCTTTGAATTAAGGCAGACACATATCTCTTCATCCATATATCATTGTACACTGCTGTATCTGCAGTCGGATCAATAGCACGATAACATTCCAGAACTAGGAAGTCATCTGTATTGACATCAGTTTTCCAGTCTAGATCTAAGTAAAGTTTGTTTCCTCTTAACTGAAATCTTGTTTGCTTTTGTCCCTCTAATAAGAAATATATGTCTTCTAGTCTACGGTTAACCATCTCATAGGTTAAGATTTCTGTATTGGTTAGATCCCAAAGGTCATTCAATCTCCACTGATACCTAACATCAAACAAGTTAGTTACGTTCTTAGATACAAATGGGAATACCTTAATCACACTAGTGACATACTCAGGCATCTTTACATAATTATTCTGTTCTGAATAGTCAACAGCGAGAGCATTAGAAGTACCAGATGCAATAGTAGTGGTAGTATCAGTGACCATGTTTTCACGCATGGCTTCACTCCACTTAATTTTTACGTGGGTTCTGATGTAACCATCACTATTTCTTTCATTGTAAAACTGGATAGCATCATCTACTAGATCATCTATCTGATCATCCTCTATGTTTATTTCTAGGACTGGTGCACCGTTTTGACGTAATGCATAATCTATCAGTCCCTGTCTTGTTGAAGCTTTAGCCATTTTAAACTGGGTTGACGTTGAATCTAATTCTTACATAATATGTAGTATTAGAACTGAGGTTTACAGCACCTGGTAAAGTATACTGTGTTAAGTTTGTTGAGTTACCAAGAGATTGGTGAACAATAGTTGCAAATGTATTTGCAGGTGAGAACTGCCAATCACTAGATGAATGCTGATATCCAGTCTTCATCGCAATAGGATCAACTTGGATCGTTGGGTTAAAGGCAGGTGTTATTGTTTGAATATCTGGTTGGTCAACAAGAGGTGTGGAAAAGTTTACTGCTGATGTGTATGAACTTTCCAAGTTTGCATTGTCTCTAAATTTAACCTGTACAGAATAGGTAACATCAAAATCTAATGTTCCTGGTGTCACTGTGAATGATGTTTTATTATTCTCATCACCATTTGGTAGTGTGTTAGTTGTATCATATACAGTTACGTTGTCTGCAACTCTTCTAATTCTCCAGAAGGTTGCCTTATGTGTTGAACCTGCATACTCAGATACAAATGGAGCAGTTGTAATAACTGGTTGTCTTGATAATGTTTTATTAGTATCTGTATCAATAAATGGAGCTACAGATGCTGGTGCTGATACAAATTCAGATTCATTAACTGTTAGAGTAGCAGCATTAGATGTTACTGATGTTGCTGCTGTATTAGATAACACACAACGGAACTGCTCGTTTGGTGTTGTTGGATATGTTGTTGCGGGAGTAGTATAAGTTGATGAATTTGCACCATTTATATTTGACCAACTTACTGCATTGTCAACAGACTTCTGCCACTGGTATGATATTACATCACTGGTTATTGATGCTCCAATATTAAATGTTGCAGTGCCACCCTCAATAACAGCCTGTGACTGTGGATGAGTTTGAATAGTGATAACACGTAAAACAGTTAATACTGCAAAGTTAGAAGTTATGGATGCTGCTGCTCCAACAAGAGATGCCACACAACGATAACGATCATTTCCATCATCAGCATATACTAGACTTGGTGTGGTATATGATGCTGAGGTTGCTCCACCAACAGTTACATAGTTTGCACCATTATCATCCGATCTTTCCCACTGGTAAGTTGGGGCACCACTGGATGTTGATGTAGTAATTGCAAAGTTTGCAGTACCACCTTCATTAGCAGTTACGTTAGATGGTTGTGCTGTGATAGAGAATGTTCTTTGAACTGTTAGTGTAACTGCATTAGTGGTTACATCTGCAGCAGCACCTACTGCTGCTATAACACAACGATACTGATCATTATGATCTACTGCGTATGTTGTTGCTGATGTTGTATAAGATGCTGAGGTTGCTCCGCCAACTGGTGAAAAACTGTTACCTCCATCATCTGATCTTTCCCACTGATATGTAACACTAGGTTCGTGTGCAGACTGACCACCTGCAGAACCACCACCTCCACCAGAAGGTGTATCAAAACTTTCCACATCAAAGGATGATGTCGCAGCATTACCACCAACAGGTGACATAGTAACACCACCAAGTGTGGTGAATGTTGCAGTCTGAGTTTCATCAACTGTTGCATCAGATGGTTGGGATGATACAACAACTGTTACTGTTTCTACCTGTAATGTAGCAGCATTAGATGGAAGCTGTGTTGCACCTGGTGCTGAAAGCAAACAACGATATTGATATTCATCTTGTGTTGTTGTTAATGTCTCAGTAGTATATGTTGAAGTAGTACCACCAGAACCTGTTGAAACATTAGACCATGACGAACCACCTGTGATAGATACTTGCCATTGGAATGTGATATCTCCTGCATCATTATCAGATGTAGTAGCAGCAACACCAAAAGATTGAGTGCCTCCAACTGCACCAGTTGCATTGACTGGTTGTGAAGTTATATTGATTGTTCTCTGTACTAAGTTACGTGCAACGCTTGATGTTACATTAGTAGCACCAGGACATGAGACTATACAACGATAGTAGTCACCATAGTCGGCATCGTATGTGGTAGCAGCTGTGATATATGTAGCTGCAGTTCCCCCAGTAGAAGTATAATTTATTCCATCACCATTCTCAGATTTCTGCCAATCATATGTAAGTACAGCACCATCTGCAGTAGAACCAGCAATAGTAAATGTGGCAGTTGCAGGTGCCATTGGTTGTTGATCAGTTGGTTGATTACTTATAGTAATGACTCTGAATACTGTTAGTACAACTGCATTTGTATAGGATGGTTGAACAGCAGTAGCAGTATCCATCTTACAACGGAACTGATATGTGTTCTTCAAGAAGTCATCATCTACTGTTAAAGTATTTGTTGTTGCTCCACTATATCCACCACTGTTAGGAACGTTAGACCAACCAACTCCACCATTAGTTGATACTTCCCATTGGAATGTAATGGTAGATCCATCAGAACTAATACCAGATACAGGACCAAACGTAGCAGTGTTACCAGAACCTGCTTCAACAGAAGCACCACTTGGTTGCTGTGTGATAGTAACTAGAACACCAGTTCCTGTTGTGATAAATGAATATGATCTAGCATTACCTGTGGTATTCTCAGTTACAGTAAAGTTGAATGTAGTGTCAAGATAATCCGAAGTTACAGTACCACTTAATGCACCTGTTGCTATATCCAATCCCAATCCAGACGCAGCGATAGAGTCTCCACTAAGAGTATATGCTTCTAAGGTTGGTTCGGATGCAAAGGTAGTACCAGATAAACCTAAATCAATATTAACACTCTGACCATTAGTAAATGATCCTATAGCACCAGAATTAGTTGTCCAAGTTACATTGGTATCAACAAATGGGAAGAATGCACCACGCTTAGTGGTTAGTGAAGGACCCGTTTCATCATACTTAAAGTCAACACCACTATCTACTGGATAGTATATTACATTAGTATATGTACCAGTACCTGCAGCTTCTTGTGTATCTGTTTGAGATCTCAGTGTTACTGATCTAGAAACTACGCCATCAATACTTTCATGTGTTTTCTCTTCTGGTTTAACCAATGCCAAATAGTTTCCAGTACCACCACCTGTTGTACCTGCAGTAGCATTAGTAGAGTTCTGTACAGTAATAGTATTATTAACAGCACTCTCTGCCTGAATAGTTAACCATCCACTCTGTGATAATGCAGCAACGTCAATACCACCAACTGTCATACTAGCTGTTGAACCTGTTGTTCTTAACTGACACTTTCTACCAACATTACCAATAAAGTGAGCAGCGTCGGCTGGATCAAACTTGATTACAAGGAACTGAGATCCAGCTAATGTTTCAAATGGATTGTCTATTAGTCTTCTATCATCAATACTATTAGTAGGGTAACTTGATACAGCACCTCTTGTTATATCTCCTGATGCTCCACCAGTTCTAATGAATGTCTTAGCAAGACCAGGTAAATTATTTGTACTTAATGAATATCCATTTTTACCACACCATGCTGCAATAATACCTGTGACTAAAGGACCTGAGAATGATGTACCTGCAATGGTCTGATAGTTTGCAGCGTTTGTATATGGTGTATTAGCAGTCCAGTCATACTGTGGTGTAAGAATTCTAGCACCTGGTGCTACAGTTGTTACACCTCCACCATAGTTAGAGAAGTCTGCCCACCTGTCATTATATTCTGTAGCACCAACAGATATCTTATTCTGGTTTGTGTCTACGTTGTTGATACCACCTGTACTGTTGTCTGCATAACCTGCAGTTCTAGTACCTGCAATACACTTACCCTGTATAGGTCCAGCAAATGCATCACTGCTATTCTTGAAACCATTACCAGCTGACCTGACTATAATAATATTATTTGTACTAGAAATAGTACCCTCGATATCATCTAGGATCTCCTCGTCAGTACCAGTGTCATCACCACTGTCGTTCAGTTCAACATATGGATATGTCTCTGTAGGAATGGTAGGTCCGAATGATGAGTTGATTACAGCTGGACGGGTGTTACCTTTATAATTGGCATTACCACTATCATTGTGATCAATAACTGCCTGATAAGCACCTAGGATATCGGTGTAACTACCAGACAAACCACTGTTAAAACACTTAAGTGCATAGATCTTGGCGTTCCTACTTATCCCAGCCGTTCTTCCAGCTGAAAGGATTGCACAATATGTACCATGTCCATTGTCATCTTCGTTAGTACTATATGGACTTGTATATCCAGTAACCTCATATACCCTATAGTTCTGTTGCTCTGAAGTACCATTTAAGTCAGATACAAAGTCTGGGTCATACAACTCAGGGTGAAGAGCAGCGTTGTTACCAGTTGGTCTACTTGCTCCACGCACACCTGTATCAAGTACATAGATGTCAACTCCATCTCCTGACTGGTTGAAACTAAATTGATTGTTTAAATATTGCCTGTCTTGTTTTGATAGTCTATCTAAGTGCCAGTAATCATGGACGTTGATTGTACCGAACCTGTCTGGAACTGCACCATATCTTCCCATACCAGAGTGAAGAGTACAATAGAAGTATAGGATAGATGGTGTACCTGTACCAATAACTATCTCAGTACTTGCACCTGCCTGACCTGGTGTTCCTGATACGGTTACACCTGTGGTCATTTCAGAACCACCTGTAGTGTGTATACCGTCTGGAGTTAAAGAAAATCTTAGTGGATGATTAGCGTTTGATGTATCTGACTGATCAAATGTATATGTTGCTCCTTGTAAGAAACCAGTCTGGTTATTATATCTTGAATATGTACCGCCTTGACTTGATGAGAATGTATAGTAATTATTACCTGCTATGTTCTGAACCTTTACATATATGGTTCCAGTACCACTACCTGTTAAGTTTCTAGTATTAGAAGTCGCAGTGTTTTCACCAGTAGTATTTAAACTTGTTGATCCACTGGTATCTATTGATAGAGCACCTGTGTCCACAGGGTCTAGAGAAAATGCTTGTTCATCCCATGTTACTTTCTTGACAACAGAAAGTGCACGTAACTTCTCGATCAACCCAGACTCATACTTCTCTGGGCAATCAAAAGTTATGATTGAAAAACTTCTATAGGATGTTACAAATGTAAGAAACCCATATATGTCTTGGATACCTTTTACAGCCGAATCCAGACTATATCTATCAGCTACCCTTACGACTACTCGCTTCATTAGTATTGGCACTATAATCCTTCAGATCTATTTAGTCGCAAAAACCTTAGGACAAAAAAATACCCGAAAAATTTTTTCGGGTAAAATGGAATCAAAAAGTGAATTTTCTATTCTGTCTGTGCCAGTAATTTTTTTATCTCCCCTTCAGTTGGTAGCTTTGCCATCCTCTCTACTGGTTTGGAGAACTTCAAATCATGTTTAGCATCGAATTGAAACTTGGTTCTGAGGTGTGTCTTATCTCTTTCGATTATCAAATGATAGTAATGACCATAGACATTCTCTGTGGTTCCTATTGATATAATAGTTCTACCATTATAAAAGTCTCCTACTTTATAGGGGCAAGTCTCCATAGTCCCATCAAACGGAATATGAAACTGTCTAGAATTTACATGCTCCTGTTGTCTGAGTTCACTTGACTTTCCTATCTCTGAAGCTTTATTCTGTCTTAGGGGCATCTGGTATTCCTTCCTCTGGTTTCTTGAGTGTCATATTTAATGCTTCTATTGCTCCTTCCAATCTCAGTACTTGGTCTTTACGAGTTGATAGTTGCTTTTCAAGTTCAACGATTGTTGCCTTTTGTTCTTTTAATTGATCGGTGAAGTCCTTCACCATTGTCTCAGCGTCCATGTTTTAGAATGATAAGTGTACTATTTAGTGCAGAAATGCATTGAAGGTTAGGCGGTTTGTATCCCATCCGTCCTGTACAAAGTACGGTGAGTGCCACATTCTACCTTCATATACTAGCAAAGAATTAAACTCATGTGGTTCCACATGATACCTTTCCCAGTCTTTAGATCTATATTGTGATGGGTCAAAGTTAACAAAGGCACTCACTTTGTTAGCAAGTCTTGATGTTCGATAGTTCTTGTCAGATGAAACATACTCTTCTTGGAACTCTTTACTTTTCCAGAATGCAGTACCTGACTTAGTATCCATCAACTCCTCATCAAAGTTTAATGATAACACAGCAGCATAGTGAGTGTCATCTGTATGTGGTGCTAGACTGCACATACGACATTTCTCCTGTACCTCATACATTTGAAATGTGAAGTGGGAGAACTCTGGTTGGAGCATAATCTTCTTATCAGCTTCAAAGTAAGTTGCCAATAAGAACTTGAAGTTAGGGTAGAACTGATTTGCTATGTGTCCTAACTTACAAACATAACCAGGTAGATTAGAGAATTGACCACTAACTGTATTGACATAATCAGTTGCTAGTGCATATGCTCTGACCTGTTCTGGGTTCTTAAAGAAGTTTTTGATCTTAATGACCCTGTTCTTTGCACTCCCGATATGAAGTTGCTCAACTTCCCAATCCTTTGGGTGATGAGTTTCCAACATTTTAGGATCTACTATCTTCATTTTTTAAATACACCAAGTTGTCTTAGTAGGACAATAGTAAGCACTGTCCAAAAAATTACATACCATGCACTCATAATTAATTACCGCTAATGTACTGTTTTACTGTGTCATCCTTTTCAAGTACCATTACATGAATACCATTCCACCAATGGACTGGACTTTCAATAACACTACTTAGGATCTTTCTCTCAAGATAACATTTTAAGTTGTTCTCCTGAGCCCATGATACTGCTCCTTCCACAACACCATCAAAGTTAGCATCATCAACAATAAGAATAAACTTCTCATCGAGGAAAGGTAACAAATGATTTAAGTTGTTCATCTGTACCATCATATCATGATTTGCGTCATAAAACAAGATGTTGACTTTACTACCACCAAAGTCTTCTTCAGTTAGTTCCTCAACACTTGCTTTAACAAATGCAGCATTGCCATTCTCATACTTCTGCCAGTTGTTAACAAAGGTATCATAAGGATTACCACACTCAGTCCACATACCACGATCGACTATCGGTTTAACATTTGGTTCTGAGAAGTCATCAACTCCAATACATTTTGCCTTATTGTTCATGGTAGCAGCAAAGAATGTACTACCAGTATAGGTACCAAGTTCAAGATATACTGCGTCATCATGTGAACAAAGACTATTAAGGAAATGTCTTATCCTGTTTGATGATAGTCCTGGAATACTATATCCTTCTGGTTCAAAATTAGATGTCTGTGTGTTACCATCGTCTATTGCTTTCAACACTCTCTGAGTATAGTCATCAACAGTAGTAGGTCTTCCTTGTTTCTTGAGGTGTGCATCAACGACTGCTTCACAGTAGTTGCAGTCCCAACATTCAAAACCACATGTTTTTATCTTCTCTCTCCATAGAGCAATAGGACTATCTGGTATCTTAAGATCCTCCATGTACTCTTTAAAATCACCTGTGACAAGTTCATGTTCAGATGCCCATGCTTCTATCATCTGCATAGACTCCATTAACTTCATGCCATTTTCCCTACCATGCATCTTGAATACATCTATGCCAAGGTCAAGGAACTCTTCCCAATCCTCTCTCCATGGAGGTAAGTTAGCTGCCTTTAGTGCATGAGAGTTATCTTCTATATCCCATAGTGAACAAGAATGAGTACTGATAGGATCATTGAAATACTGAGGAGTTTGTTCTGTCCTTGTATTATTGAAATGATAATGCTCATCCATCATAGAGCATCCACCCCAACAACCCTCATTTGCCAATAGAGATAACTCTACTGGTTTACCAATCTCAGCACAATATTCTTTTGCTTTCTTTATCTTCTTTAATGCTTCCCTATCTCTCATCAAATCTCTATCAAGATTGATGTAATGAAAACCTACTTTAGCAAGAGCAACTATCTCATTTGGTTTAGTGACATTCCTGAGTATTGTATTCTTGATTTTTAATTCTGGAAATTCTTTTTGAATTATACCTGTGCTAAGCCAACTAGTATGTGGAAGGGTAACTGTCTTAACACCTAGATCATATAACTGTCCAAAGTTCTTTACAAACAGATCCAGTTGTTCTATATCGGGTCTGACGTATATGTTATTGAAAGTAGCAGACAGTGGTATATTACCAGCATCTTCTGATATTGCTTTTGCATTATAATATAATTGCCTTACGTCACCTTGAAAGACATCACCCATTGAGTCTTGGGTGAATGGTGGCATTCGGCATGTAAAGTATAAGTCGTAAATATAATCTTTATATCTCTTCAACCAAGGAACAAAAACGGTCTCTGCGTACTTGGAATCAATCTTAGGATTAATTGGAAGACTGAAGACGGATTTTCTCTTTCGGGATTTCATGTTTCACATCAGGAAGTTTTGGTACTTCGGGTACTAAGCGATCAGTTAATTCTGATCCATTAATTTGAGGGGGTGAGAACTTCTCACCATTGAGGAGTCCTTGAACTTGACCTTCCATTTGGTTGGTCATGTTTTGAACACCTGCACTTATCAGAGCAGAGTGATGTACTGCACCTGACAATATATTTATTTGGTCTTGCTCAGGTAGATTCATGATTGAATCCATGTTACCTCCACCAAGACGACCGAATGCAATTATATCACATGCAGCCTGTTTTGCCATTCTACTCTGCCAGTACTTCCTATCTTCTTCCTCATTGGTTTCAAGATAGTATTCAATACCTTTTTCAAAGTCTACTGTGTCTTCTAGCTCACTAATAAACACATCCATCTCTCGATGAACATGTTTAAGTTTCTCTACGAATAGAGATCTATCATAGTCTGACTTATCTATTTCTAGTTGTATTAACTCTTTTCCAATCTCATCTTCTTCAAGCTTGAGATCTCTTACTAACATCCTTCTATTAATCTCATTTTTCTTGAGACTATACTCTACTTCCACACGAGTATTATCTCTCGTCTGAAGTTCGAGAAGTGCTTGTTGCACTTTTTTATAAGGAGTTATCTGTGATCCTACTACAAAATTTGTGTTCTGGTATTTCGATTGTCCACCCTCTAATTTGTAAGCAGCTTCAACCCAAGTCTTTTTACTTCCTTCTAGGTTTCGCCTACAGAGTGCATCAGAATCCGAAAGTGCCATATGCTAAATCTCCATCAAGTCGCTTTTCATTTTCATCAATTCGGCCAAGTTTTTGACCTTGCTTGATTGGCATACCAACATTCAAGTAGTCTTCGTACAAGATGTTCATATCCCACATATTATCACAGCCTTTAAACTGTGATCTGATTGCATGATATTTGCCCAATAAATTGGCGTAATCTAATAAGTATTTATCATGGTTTTTGAGAACTCTTTTTACGAGTTCTGCTTTTTGCATACCTCTTGTCATGCATAATATATCTAGGAAAGGAGTTTTAGCTTCCTCACTCTCCTTGTATTTTCTTGCTTCTTCAAGTTGGTATACCCAACTCTCAGACTCTACGTCACAGCAGTTCTTAAAGTTCTTGAACCTAAGATCAAACTCATGTTCAATAACTAAGATTGCTTGCTTCTTCATGAACTGTACAGCAAGATTTATATGTTCAGGTACAGTCTTTTTCTTTACCTTCTCATAGTCCATGGATCCATCATCTTGCATCACAGCTTCATAATCTTTGAAGTGTGATCTTATCTCACCTTGGAACTTAACTCCAGTAGTGAATTCTTTTTCATCAAGTTCAACATACCTTCTGAACGTAGACTTAATAGTCTCGAACACAAGTTTATTCATCTTGATAGTTGATACATTATAAAAATTGAACAACGTAAAGTATGTTGTCTCATGAGCTTTAATACCTGCAGTTCTAAGAGCATCTTCATGGATCATCATATAAATGAAACCCTCTTTGATAAGCTCTTTATCTTTTATAAACTTCTTAGTCTCAAGTTCTAATGGATGCTGAGGTTCATATTTCGGACGTAGAAAATCCTCATCCTCAATTAGATGTTGTGGAATTCTTTTCTTCCATTCAACCTCAAATTGTTTTTCTTCTATGTAAAGTTTGTTATCAGGCATTTTCTAAAGCTGTGATCCTATCCTTCATGGCAGTTATTTCTGCCTTAAGGTTTTCAATGGTGACATCCTGTTGATCTTGCTTTACCTTTGATGCAAGATCAGTGTTGAACATCATCTTCCTTGCTTCTCCTGTGTGTTGTTCGCTCATTACTGATACCTCAATCCTGTTACTGCAAACGCACCAGTGAAACAACATCCAGAGGACTGTCCTTGGTGACCCTTAGGTTCTGCTTTAAATCCTAATACTACATCAGCATCAGTAGCATGGAAACGTTTCCATGTTCTATTGTTCTGATAGTTACCTGTACCAGAAGCATAGTTACCTAAGCAATAACCCCAGTCCTGACCCATTGCCATGTTCTCTTCACCAGATGCAATGTCTGCTTGGTTGAACTGTCCACCAATTGCTGTATTATTAGTATCGTTAAATTTAAGCCATGGCATTGTAACGTTGTTACTATTACCATGATAGCAGAAACCCCACTTAGTTGACAAGTTCTTCTTCCATCCGTTACCACTCCATCCACTTAAGGAGTAAGAGTTAACAGACTCATTACTGAATTCAATATAACAACGGCTACCTGTGTCTCCAAATAGATGGCATCTGTACTCTCCCTCAGATCCAGTAGCACCTGAGTTACTGAAACCACCACCAAGACGAGTACACATCTCAGTGATAAAGTTCATTCTCTGAACAGATCCAGGACCACCACCTGCGGTGTATCCTCTTTGAGTTGTTTGTCCTGATGCAGAACCTGGGTCATCAGTACCATCCCAAGTATCCATTGAAGCACCAATACTATCTGGAGTGGTGTTGTATGCATCACCATGACCAGGAGTTCCGTTAGGACCAAATGTTCTGTTAGTTCCTGTATGGAGGTTAACACTAGACACTGAAGAACCACTACCACCGTAGGAGTTTACAGTACCATAGACATATCCATTAAAGTCTCCGAAGTTACCATCAACATATGATGCTGCTCTGTCTAACTGGTCTCCACGAGAGATTGTAATATCTGTTGCGTTATAACACTGGTTAACAGATCTCCATGGGTTTGATCCTCTGTAACCACCAACTAAGAATGAATGTGTGAATATACTTCTATATCTAAACTGTGATCCGACTGTTATATTATACTGAGAACCATTGTAATCATACCAACTACCTTCTCCTGAATATGGAAGATAGTCTCCTGAAGCAACAGTTGGGTTTTGACCACCTGCACCAGTAGTTGTGGTTGGATATGAATTATAATAACCAAAGTTATTATTACCACCCACATCACCTTCCGAAGCAAGAGTGGTTCCCCAGAAAGCATTCTTACCATCAGACATTAGGATACCACCCGCAGTCTTAGGACTCTGACTAGGTAATGTTTCAAACAGAACACCGTTCTGCAACAGGTCTCCAGTAAAATTTATATTACCAGAAACAGAAATGTTCTTGGGAATAGAAATTGTAGCTCCACCTGAGGTCAGAGTATTCAGTTGTGTTGTGCCAACATTAACCTGAGACATTCTTTACTCCGTTTTCGGGATTGAATCTTTAATATTTTTTATTGCTTTATAGAACTTACTCTTACCTTGGATATCACCAAACACACCAGCATGGATATCATCCCATAGTAATGCTAGTTCTCCTTCCACGCTAATTTCAGCATAAGCATTTTCTCTCTGAATGTCCCAACCACCTTCTTCATATACCACACGTTCGACTTTCTGGGTATCAGGATTCCATTTGAAGTCGGGAGGGTTAGTACCTTCTTCCATGACCCAATCGTCAGGGATGTCTACCCATTTAAAATCTTCGTGACATTCAAAGCACTCTTCTTCTTCTACCACAAACTGTATGGTACTATTTGTTGCTCTGTCTACTAATGCGAAACTCATAATCTTTATGTGTAATTGAATACGATAACTACGCCTGCACCACCGTTACCGTTACCGTGTGCGAAACTGTTTTGTGAATAATAACCATAACCTCCACCAGATCCCCAAGATCCATGAGTAATCTCTTCTTGGTTGTTGTAATAATGGTGTGAAGAACCAGACTTATGCCAGAATGATGATCCACCACCACCTTCTCTGTTGTGACCGTGAGACATCTCACCACCACCGCCAGGTATGTTGATATCACCACCAGATGCTGATCCACCAGGACCTCCCTGATGAGGGTTATCGGTTTGACCACCTTGTCCACCACCTGCTGTGCAGTATGAACCGAAGGATGAAGTACCACCTGTACCTCCTCTACCTCCGTTACGGGCGTATCCACCGCCACCACCATAAGTATATCCGACTGAACCTACATTAGAAACATCAATATATTTGATAGCAGTAGCACCACCGCCACCGCCAGCACCACGATAAGCGTTGTCATTACAGCGAACACCACCACCGCCACCTGTGACGTAAACTAATACGTTACTGCAACCTGAAGGTTTACTCCATGTTCCTGAAGAACCAGAAGTAGAATTACTGTTCCAAGTACCGTTTTGTGATGTATAAACGTTGATGCTTATCAAAGCACCTTCAATGGTAAAGTTCTCGTATGAACTTCCGTTCCATAGTTTAAATGAACCAGAAGAAACGTCGATAACGTTACTTCCTCCTGTGCTTTGGATTTGATCAACCCTTAAAATGCCAGCCATAATTACTTACTCTTAATTAATACTCCAGTATCCACCGCTATTTATGGTAATGGTATATCCATTATTTATAGTGATTGGTCCGATACTTTGACAGTTATCTCCATTGTTAATGGATATGTTTTCCGAAATGTTATTACGGTTCCTCTTAATAATACCGTATGTGTCGATCCACTGTTTGTCTCCATTAGCACGAAGAACAACAGATCTCTGACCACTTGATAGACCAACGGAATCACTGTCAATGTTTAATCCGTTTTGTCCTCTAACTTCTACTCTGTAAGATGTCTGTACTTGGTCATTACCTGAGTAGAATGTCCATGTACCACCGTTACCATCACATGAACCCATACTGGTATCATTGTCAGATCTCCAGTAGAAGTTGTCACCTGTTCTAAAGTATGTGTGAGAGTTGTTACCAAAGTAGAATCTTGGTTGTCCACCATCATCATTCAACCATGTGTTAACACTAGCACCTAAGTATGGAAGGTTAAGTGCAGTATAACCATCAAGTAAATCTGCGTTAAGGTTAGTAACAACAGTTGTGGATGATACTGATAATGGTGCAGTACCAGTTGCAACAGTAGATTTAAGTTGATTGTCAGTTTCGATAGCACCACCGACGGTTAATCTAGAACCACTTCCAGTAGAAACACCAGAACCTTTACCGATGAATACCCTACCAGTTGCAGAGTAAATTGCAAGTGATGCATTTAACTTAGCATTACTTTGGAATGATGTGGATAGAGCACCACTAGCATCAGCAAATCCTCTAATAACAAACCATGATTGATCACTATCATCAGCACCTAACTGCCAACCCATATCGTTGTCAGTATCAGTGAATGTCATGAATGAAGATGATCCATCAGCACCTGCTGTAATTCTACCGTAACCTGCTCTACCGTCTCTAAGATCAAAGAATGCAGTAGCAGAACTAGGATTACCCTCAGCAACAATTTCAAGAGGTGAACCAGGATTGCTATCGCCAATACCTATTCTACTGCTACGGAAGTAAACATTATTATATGATAGGTATGTACCATTATAACCGAAGGCATTACCATCATTACCAAATTTGATATATCCAACAGTAGCATCATTTCTACCTTGAAGTGATAAGGTATTAGTTGTACTCTTACCTAAGTTAATACCAGAAGAACCAGCGAGTTGTAATGTTGATGTACCAGTATTATTAAAGATACCTTGGTCACCTGTTAAGTCATTAACTGTTAAGTGTCCAGATCCATCTCTACGTGCAATTGTATTAGCAGATGCTGAAGTAGACTGAGTGAATCCATCTAAGTAATGAGCGTCTAGCTGTGAGGAACTTCCATCGTTACCTGCGTGCCACATGGTGTTACCATTGACGGTAATGTCACCAGTGTTAATTCTAATAGTACCATTTCCGTTATTGGTATTACCACCAGAGATAATAAACTGTACATCGTATGCAGGTGCCTGACCAGATGATCTAAAGTCTATTGTTGGAGTTGTTGAAACAGATGCCTTACCAATTTGTAATTTAGCACCTGCAGCAGCATCACGCATTCCAATAACAGTAGAAGAACCACCAGAAATTAGGTTAGATGATGTTACAGTCCACTTAGTTCCTGGGTTAGGACCTACGACATATATGTTTGCGTTGGTATTATTACCAACAAATGCTATTGTACCTGTGATTAATGAATATATCTCACCAGAGGTATGAGTAAGTTCTTGAACACCATTAGCATCAACTACGATAGAACCGATGTTATTTGTTGCACCTACGTCAGAGTAGATAGTGTATGTACCACTATTATTAACGTTACCACCAGTACCTGTGCTTACATGAAAATCTGGAACGTATAAAGTATACTTAAGTCCACTATCGTTAAGATAGAAGTTCTCAAATACCATCTTATCCTGACCAAGAACCTCAGGTAAGAAGATGTCACCCATAGGTTTGTTGATGCCACCTTGAGAAGCACCGAAGTTATAACCAGACTGATACCATAGACCTTGATGTGCATCTAATTTGTCAGCATCTAATCCACTGCCAGCACCATCATTAAGTCCAGACCAGATCTCATACCAGTTACCATATACAGCATTACCACCACTGTTACCTCTAATCCAAAGGTTATTACTATCAGTGAAAGCAATTTGAGTTGAAGCAGTACCAGTTGCCTGTCTTCTGTAAGTCATGATACCGTGTGTGGTACCACCATCACTCAAACCAGTTGCAGTGTTATTTCTCAATGCAGCAGATACACCATCAGCAGCCTGTGCAGGTGATGGGTTTGAAGTTAGAGAAGCAGCCTCGTTAAATATTCTGTTTGCTTTGTCAGCAGTACCAGATATAGAAATTGCGTATGTGGTATTTAAAAGTCTACTTGGATCTAATGTACCTTGAGTTAGGTTAGATGCGTTCGTAAAGAATCCTGCATCGTTACCATCTAGTTTGTCAGCATTAAGCATTGAACCAGGACCTTGGTCAATAGAAACCTGACCATCATTATCAATTACGAAACCACCTTGATCTTGGTTACCGATTGCTTGGTTAGCAACGTCTTTTCTAAATCGGAATACACCGTAGTTACCATAGACAGTTGCAGCAGGTGTTAAGTTATCACCCTTCTTGATGTCAACTTCAATGTTACCATAAGATCTATTGATAGTACCCTTAACAGCAGTTAAAATTGCTCCAGTACCACCACCCATTTCAGATGGAATTGTAATACTAAATCCAGCATTATATCCAGTACCAGAGTCAGTAACACTAGCAGATGTGATTACACCACCCGATACGATATAAGTACCTCTTGCAACACCAGCATCTGAGATACTAACGTTACCACCTTGTAATGGTAAGTTCTGATATGTACCGTTAGTATATCCTGTACCACCATTTGTAATTGTAATACTATCAATGTAAGTACTGTCTGTTACAGATCCACCGATAACGATAGCATCCTGAGTAGTAGGTCTAATTGCCTGTAGTGCATACTCCCATGATGAGTCACCACGTAAGAATGTGAAGGAGTTGGATACACCTTTGTTTGCTAATCTCTCTGGGTCAACAGTACCTGCAACGATGTTAGAAGCATCAATGTTGGTAGATGTTAACTGTGTCCAGTTAGCAATGTTACTACCAGATGTATTAATTACTCTAGTAAGATCAATAATTCGTTTCCTAGAAACGTTACCAGTAGTGCTTGTTGATGTTGCAGAAGTTACTGTATACTCGTTAGCATTAACAAGTGTCATGGCATAGAAACCATCAGCACCTTGACCACTAGTAAAGTCTAAGTAAACTAGTTCACCGTTTGCTAAGTTGTGGCCAGTCTCACTGATAGTAATAGTATTAGCAGTTTGAGCATAAGTACCAGTTCCTAAGTTAGCATTTGCACCATCTAGAAGATAATCAGAAGCATCAAACTTGATGTTATTAGCAATGTTAATACTAACTCTACCTTCAATCTGAGCAGCAATAACTGCGTTATTGTTACTTGGTGAGTTAGGTGCAGTAACAGTTGGTTGTGTATAGTATCCAGAACCAGCGTTAGTGATAGTAACCTTAGTTACGATACCACTTGTTACGTTAGCAGTAGCAGCTGCCTGTACACCAGAACCTGAATCAGGTGCTCCAATTGTTAGTGCAAAGTCTCCAGTGTAGTCTCCACCACCATCACTGATGACGAAGTTAAATATTTGACCATCGTTGAATGCACTTACAGTACCACGAGCAGTAGTTGTACTACCTTGTACAATTCCCCCAACACTAAATGAGTAGTTCTGATCTGGTGTGAATGCTAAGAACTGACTTTCTAAGTCATTCTCCAAGATATATGAAACAGCAACACCATCAGTTGTGAATGTATGAGTACCAGTACCTTGACCACTTAAAGTTAGCTCTTGGTTGTTATTTGCATTAGACTTGGTAGTTGACAGTTTAATTGTGTTATCATCAACCTTAATAACAAAGTACTTGGTGTTAGTCGATAGACCACCGATTGCAGTAGTACCCTGTGTATATGTAAATCCATCACCAGTGTTTGTTCCATGAGAAGCAATGGTGATTGTATCGGCACCTGTGTTAACAGATGCAGGTGCAACACTGAATGATGTAGCAGTTGTTTGGATAGCAATGTCACCAGCTTGTGCGTTCTCAATTGCAAGTCTTTCTGCTTCAGATGTAACAGAGGTGATATTGAATGGACGTAAAGCAGGTATCTGGTCAATGTTGATCTTACCTGAAGATGTTAACTGAACCAGTGCAGATGGAACTGCGTTTGTTGAGTATGGCTGGTTAAGATATGGTCCTAAGTTATTTGAAATATAATCTCTAACAGATGCCTGAGTAGGTAGTAAACTATCAGATGTAAATGTTCCACCTAAGTTATCATCTTTAGAGAAACCTGTAATCGTAATGTCACCACCAACGATCTTAATAGATGATAGTTCAGAGATACTAACAGTACCAACGAAACTAATAGCACCAGTTCTGTTGAAGATAGTAACAAAGTTACCAACTTTAAAGTCACCAAACTCGTTAGTACCTGATGTATAAACCTGTCCAAAGGATTCTTCTGCTGCTTCAAATGCAGTACCTAAACCAAATCCACCGTTCTGTGGTAGAGCAGCATAGGTGTTACCAGATCCAGAGTATTCCCAAGTGTGTGATGATGAGTTACATACAGATGGTCTGTGGAATTGGATTGCACGACTGACTAAGTTACTTAAGTTACCGTTAGCATAACTGTTTCTAGTGTTAGGAGATGCAGTATCGGTAAAGTCCATCGACCTGTTAGTTGTTATCTTAGCAACAACCTGTGTACCAGGTGCTCCACTAACAACCTCAGTTTCAAGAATGATATGCTCAACAGCAGGGTCTGTTGGATTAGTTCCACCAATTCTAATGATGTAATCTTCAACAGGAATGTTAGTTAAGGTTGTACCACTAACCTGAATGACCTGTCTTCCAGATTCAACTCCATTTCCATCAACGTCGTTAGTGATACTATCAATAACACCAATATCAAAGCTGTATGGATCTGTTCTAAATCCAGTAGCACGTAGTGAGTAAGTACCAAAGTTAGATGCTGAGTTAGTAACAGATGCATAACCACCAGACTGACATACGATACCATCTTGACAGAAGATAGCGAACACAGACACCAACTGGGTGTAACCATCGTTAGTAACGTTATACGCAGTACCACCAAAACAGATGATAGTAAATGCGTTTGCAACCATCGACTTACCTTGTGGGTCGAACTGTGCAATACTATTACCTTGCCCATCTAATTTAAGACCAGGTCTAGGTACGTTAGGTGTAGCAACCTTAGCACCGTCAATGTCACAACCAGATCCACCCAAGAAGGAGATTAGGGAGGAGTTCTGGATGTAAGGTGATGCCTCAATAACAGGCAAATCTAAGAAGATATTAAGTAATGGGAACTTATATTTCGCAGCATCCTGCTCTTCAATAAGAGGATCTGGATTTGTAATAGCACCACTGTATGCAGTACCACTTGATAATACGTTATCTAATATACCCCAGTTAGTAGTCAACGCAGATACAACGTTAGCACACTCAGGTGCAGATGAATCTACTGTAATAGAACCATTAGAAATAGGAGTAATCTTCGAGAAGAAACCTGCTTCAAGGTCATTTCTTATTGCTTTGATACATAACTCTTTTGCGTATGCGTAGATCGCACGAGTGTAATCAATCTCTTCAGTAATATGTACGATTGCACCACTACTGATATACTTGTTAGCAGCTTCAACAATTCCAGAGTTACCAGTATATCTAAGGTCATACTGGAATGCTCTAATGATATGAAGAATATCATCAATACATTGTTGATCGCCAGCTGAAACTGTTCTTGTGGTTGGAAGAGATCCATATCCACCAGCTTCAGTACCAATCGCAGTTGTAAGAATATCAAATAATGTTGTGACAGTAGATGCTACATCAGCACATGTTGGAGTAGATGCTGCTGTGTCTGTGGCATGAGAAAGACTGTCGTTAACAATTGCTTGCTCAACGATAGAGAATAAAGTATCGACTGTTGATTTAACAGAAGCACATCCACCAGGTTCTACTGTAATTGTAAGATCTTTAGACTGATCAACACCATGCCAACCCTTAATGTTAACTGTTTCATTAGCAAGAACTTCTTGTGAGATATTACTTGCAAGTTCCATAACAGCACGTGCTTGGAATTCTTCTCCATCTACGTGAGGAGTTCCAACAAAGTAACCTGCATGGTCATAGACAGCATCGTTACCACCGTTAGTAAGGTTATATGCTACTGCTCTTAGAACATCAGATACGTCATCCTTACAATCCTGATTATGGTTAGGAATTGTAAATCTTGGATTTGCTATTGGGTCAGTTGCACGAGGATATTTCTTAGTGCTTTGATCTCCATGAGTACAACTTAACTCTAGTGATTCTACTGAAATCTTAATTGTTGACTTAGCATGGCTAATAGCATTAGCAGCAGAACTTTGATAGGTATGAGTTGTTGTATTAGTTGATGGAATAGTATCTAATACTTGTACATCAAATGTATTTGTGGTGACATTAAAACAGTTAATCCACTTATCAGCAATTGGGTCTGAAGAACGAGGATATGCAGTTGTTCCACCACTACCATGAGTACAACTAAAGCTGATTGCACCGACAGCAAACTTAACTTTATCACCAGGTTGGAACCCGTGATTGTTAATAGTTACTGTCATTATACCCGTTGATGGGTTATATGCACCATTAGTAGAAGTATAAGTTTGAGGTGCAAGAAGATCATTAGCACCGATGTTTAATACTAGAGCACCAGTTGTTGCATTATAAGTTCCTGAGGAAGGTACATAGTTGTTAATTGTTGATGCAGTTGCTCTCTTAACTCCATTAGATGTTGCACTAATAAATGTGTGAGCATAGTTACCACCAGTAATAACTGAGTTACCCAATGCAGACTGATAAACGTGTGCACTTGTGTTAGATGAAATACCAACATCAATAGTAATTGTGCTTCCAGTTGTTGATACGATAGGAACTGCAGTGTTATATGTCTTGTCTCTCTTCTGCTGAATACCATTAGTAGTAGCAGATATGAATGTATGTGTATCAGTATTAGTAGAAGGAATAGTGTCAAGAACCTGAACATCAAATGATGTTGATGTTACATTGAAAATCTTTTGCCACTGGTTGTATACAGGATCAGATGATCTTGGATATGTCTTCTTAGCAGCTTCACCACTTGCACCATTATATCCACAACTGAATGTGAAAGAGTTCTCATTAAACTTAACCCAGTCACCATTTCTCATACCATGAGCAACAGTTGTTACTACCTTCATGATACCCGATGTTGGGTTATATGTTGTACCAGATGTTGCTGTGTGTGAATCTACGAGTGCTCTTGGATATGCGTGCTCAGTTGAATTACCGTCAGCACCACACTTAAATGTAACCGCACCTGTTGTTAGTTTAATATGTTCTTTAACGTGCTGAAGACCACCATTAGTTGCAGACACAAATGTGTGAGCATCACTAACGGATACCGCTACACCACCAGTACAGTCGAAACTAAATGTGTTCTGAGTAACTCCCCAGATGTTTAACCACTTACCATCAGCATATTGACCTGACTTAGGATAAGATTCATTACCACCACCGCCATATCCACAAGACATTTGGATACTTGCTGTAGCTACATTAATCTTATCTCCTTCTTGGAAACCGTGATCATTAATAGTCACAGTCATTATACCAGTGCTAGTGTCTAATGTTGCATCAGTAACTGTATGTGATGTAGGAGCTTCAAGGTTATGATTACCTATGGTCAACTCCATAAGACCCGTTGTAGGGGTGTATACAGCGTTTGTAGGAGAGAATGTAACAGGAGGTGTAGTACCTACGTTAATATCAAAAGTATCCTGTGTAATGTTAGAAACACTCTTCCAAACATTAAGAGCTGGATCTGTTGCTCTTGGATATGTGTGCTTGGAGAAGTTGTCATCCATTGAACAAGTGAATGTCAATGAATCCTGTGCGACCTGTACTTTCTCTCCTACTGTAAATCCATGACTAGGAATTGTAAGAGTTAATACACCTGTGATTGGTTCGTAGTTAGCACCAGTTACTGTGTGCTGTGTAAATCCAGTATCGTTGTAAACAATTGCTCTGGTTACAGCATTGGTTGTTGCACTTGACCATGTGTGATTAGTAACGTCAGTATTTGCTTTACCAACATTAACTTTAATATTATTTGCGTCTACCTTCTGTACACCAATCCACTTGTTATACCATGGATCAGTAGTACGAGGATATGATTTAATTGAAGCATCACTATCTAAGTCACATGTGAACTTAATAGACTCTGTGGCGAACTTAACTCTATCACCATCAACAAATGGGTGACCATTCATTGTCAAAGTCATATATCCAGTTAAAGGATCGTATGATCCTCCAGTTGGTGTGAACTGGTATGTGGATACACCTTGGAATGTATGTGCAGTTGTGTTAGTAGGAGTTGTTCCGTTTAGAGCATTGATAGTAATCTCATTTCCATTTACTGCATCAACAGCAACGTCTGTTAATTTTGAGATAAAACGTTCAACAGATTCTTCAGAGATAAACTTGTTATTAGCATTCAATAAGTTTGCAGCATCTTGAGTTAGGTTAGGAACCTGTCCATATACTGCTCTATCTAAAGTAATTCCTGTATCGTAATACTGAGGAGCAAGAGTATGAGGATGTCTAAGGATTGGTAGGTTACGGATAACCTTCATTGCATATTCCTTAGCATAACCAAATGCTTCAGCATACCTATCTTTATTACCTGTGGTTACATAATGGAGATAGTAGTTTGCAGCATCATATACTCTGTCATTACCACCCCACTTAAGGTTGTGATAAAGTGATTTCTGTAAGAAGTCCTTAACATCATCAGTACAATTTGTTGTACCACCTGTAGGAGTATATCCTCCGTTGGCAGCAAGCATTTTCTTGACTGCTACTTCAGCAATCAATTCAGCATTATTAGCAATTAGATCTGCACCATCACCTTGCTTGTTGCTTACAGGGAATGTGTTTGGAGTTCTATATGGTTTTCTAACATCATTGAATGAACCATCAGTACCAGTTGATCCAGTAGAAACAGTTGTCTCACCAAGGTCTAGTGTAAATTCTCTATGATCATATACGTCATGGATAGCCCAAGTACCATTAATACCAGCAGTAGAACTACCTGAAATTGTAACACCAGCAGATACACCAACATTAACAGTAACTGTACCAGAAGCATCTACTGCTGTGATTGGTAGAGTAGCACCGTATGCAGGATCTGTTGCTCTTGGATAGGCATGAGAAGTAGCATGGTTGTCTCTAGAACATGTAAAACTAATAGCACCATTAGCGATAACCAATGTGTTAGCAGTTGTATAACTGTGTGCACCGATTGTTAATACAAGATCACCTGTTACAGGATTATATGTTGCATCAGTTACATCTTTCTGAACACTACCCTGTGTAATTGTAATAGCATTAGATGCTGTACCACCATTGTATATGTGATGATGATTTCTAAATCCTTTACTTAAGTTGTGACCAGTATTGACCTTAACTTTAAGTAAGTTGTATGTCAAACTCCACTCAGTAATAGGATGTGTAAATGTATCTCCTAATGCATTGAATGTTGTTGGTCCTATTGTAAGGGTACTAGTTCTAGTATTAGAACTTTCATAATGAGATTTAACATATCCGTATGCTTCTTCTGCAATAAATTCTTGGTTTCTCTTAATAGATTCAGCACCATCTCTATATCTCTCAGTCTGAGAAATCTTAGTAAATCCATAAGGAGAGTTCCTTAAGGATGCTAGAACGTAGTTACTAGATGAGATAACTGTTTGGTTACCAGTTGGATTTAAAGTCGCTGAGAATGTACTGATAGCAGCTCTTACAACAAACTGGAGTGCGTATCCATCAGCACGTTCAATACGATGTGTGATGTACTTACGTCCATTAAGATCCTCAACGTTATCTAAGACACTGACTGTAGAACCAGTAGCAGTTGCAGTATTAGTTGTTGACTGAATATTTGCTGTCTTTAATACGAAGGTGATAGTTGTGTTAGAACTATTGTACCTACCATAACCCATACCTAATGCAGTGTTGCCAGGTAGAGATGGAGTACCAGATCCAAGATCAAATTGATCAATATGATATGTCTTGCTTAATGCTTCAGATCCAGTTCCACTAAAGTTAAATTTAAGACCACATTCTCCAAGAGTTACCCAGTTACTGAAATGACCACTTGTAAGAGTATTGTCTACTCCCGAAATAGTAACAGTAACTTCACCACTTGCTAAAGACCAAGAAGTGTTAGTGGAAGCACCGAAGTTAACAGCAGAACTTTGGAAACCATATAAATGAACTTCCTGTCCTACTTCATAGTCATGATAACCTGTACCAGCAAGAGTAAAGATAGGACCTTTATATGTTTGCTGTGTAGCAATAGTAGTATTAATTGTTGCAACAGATAAAAGATTAGATACATTCTCAAATCTTTGATATCCGTGACCAGTAGTATTAAGAGGAAGAGTTACAGGATTATCTACTCCCTGTGCATCTTTCTGTACAGCGTTGGCAGCAGATGCTGCAAGTCTAAACCAATCTTTGTTTTCTCTATAGACATAATATGTGGTTCCTTCAACAAGACCATCAATACCGCCCATTTTACTTGAGCGATATACAATACCATCACCAGTTGCATATTGATGTTGTGGAACCCTGATATTGTTACTTTCTGGCATTATATTGCCACAAGTAAACAAGTGAAGTTTTGTATCAGTAGATACCGCAGTGAGGTCTTTTATGCCTGTAGTACCTATGGTTGCAGTAGCATTGGTATAAGTATCATACAATTCAACAGTATTGGTATCAATTACTCTGACATAATATATCGTGTTATCAGCAAGACCTGCAAGAACTGTTGCTTCATCTTTTTGATAGTATACAGCAGAACCAGTTTCAAAATAATGACCAGTAACTGTAATGCGATTGGTTGTAAGGTTAACCTTAGTAGCATCACCAGAGAATGCTTCAAAGTATCTTTCTGAATTAACTGTGTGCTGATAGATCTGATTAGAGATAGTCTCTAGTTCAGGTCTTAATGATTCAGCATCAGCAACGTCAAATCTATTTGATACACTTGCATTATTAAGGTCAGTAATAATATTTGCTGCTACAGCATCATAGAATACTTTTTCAGCGTCTTGGAATACATCGTTAACACCTGATGTAATTAAAATCTTACATGTACCAGTTGAGTATGGCGATGCATCAGGACCTGTGAAGGTAATCTCTTGAATAGTACCCAATGTACCAGAAGATCCACCTTGTACAAAGTAACCAACTACGAGAGTAGTATTGTTACCTGTGTGGTTGGTAAAGGTAATATTGAAAAGGTTATCACCACGGAATTTATCACCAGGAACTGCAGGTATCTGATATAGTTCTGGTTCGTAGTATAATCTTTGCTTATCGTCAAATACGAATGCATACTTCCAAGTATGAATTACAGTACTTTGTGGGTCAGAAGGATTCTGAAGTGCGTCTCTGAATACAACACCAAATACATACGTCTCATTAGACGCTTTAACCATGTGACGATCTTGGTTTTGAGGTCTAAGAATAACACGACGAAGGTTGTCACCAATTAGTGAACAGTTCCTAGGAAGTGAAATTGGGTTGTCTTCAAGGTATTCACCACCAGATACGATCAGTGAAACGTACTCATCACTAGGATCTGGGGTTGCTTTCTGTAAAGTATAAGCAATCTGTGCTGCTTTCTTAACAGTTTTTACTGGTCTTGCAGCTGAACGACCATCATTTTCATCATTACCAATGGTCTGAGAGACATAAACACGACCACCAGTGTCGTTAGTAGCAACTTTATAGACAAAATCGGTAGTTGCTAACCTTCTTGACTGGTCAGTTAGGGGTGGAGTGTCAGCAGTTGGGTAAAATGTAGTACCGAAAGTTGGTGAAGTTACGTCTGTATCTTCATAGTTGATTAAATTAGGACCACGAAGATCAAGTGCAGGGTTGATAATCGTCTGAATATCTAAGTTAACAACCTGTGCAGTATCAGAAATGATAGAACGAGTAGTTCTAATCTGTCCTTCAACGTCTAATTCATATAGGGGATCTGTAGTATTAACACCAACTCTAATATTATTCTGTGGATTTAAGTTTAAAGTTATAGCATCCTTCTCATTTGCACCAGTACCCACTGACATTTCAATGGTCTCGTCACCCTGAATACTTAAAGATCTTACTCTCTTATATGCAAGAGTATTACCTGCAGTAATTACACCTAAGTTTGAACTTTGAAATGATAATTCATCATCACTTACTTTCGTTACAGTATATTGTCCATCTACCTCACCGCCTGATGTGAAGTCAATATAAAGTTTTTCAGATCCAATAAATCCATGAGCAACCGAAAGAATAGTAACGACACCAGTTACCGACCTACTGTAAGTAGCGTTAATCCAATTTCCTGTGGGGGTACTCCCCGATGCTGATATTCTCTGTTGGTCAGAATTAATCTTAAGAGCCATTAGTTCCCAACTATTATGATACGACTGTGATATCTAAAATACCAATCCACTTAACAGTAGAATTGGTTGTCACGGATTTTACCTCAAATGTAAAATATGGAGCACCTCCGATTAAGAAGGCATCTGGCGTTACTAGCCAATCCTCTTGCCCAGGAGGATTGTTCTTAATAATGTTTTCGTGTGTAGCAGATACTGTTGGAGTTCCATCATTAGCTGTTGTCACGATGACATCAAAACTTGTTGCGTAGACATACTGATTATTGGTAGTTTCCTGTCCAAAAATCTTTGCTGTAATAAAAGATACTCTATCCGCAGCAAGCGGTGGAGTATTTGTTGTGAGTGCAGTTGTACCATCTAAGGTTAACTGTAATGTGTTATTAGCAGCATCTGTCACTCTCTTAGTAATGTACTTATCATGTACAGCGTCGGTAAAATTATTACTAGTCATGTGAATAGCACTGATATTCTTCAGTGCGTACTCTGTATTACAGACTTCAGTAGATCCTACTGCAAATCCCCCGATAGATGAGAAATTCTTTACTGGCATGACTCTATATTACCTAAGGTTTATTTATACCTTCACTTTGGTGGTTGTATACCTACCTGTGAATGATGACGATGTTGTTGCTGCGGATGATTTATTTAAACTAATATTGATGTTGTTAGCAGCAACTGAAATCGTTGCATCAACAAGATCATTATCAGAAGTAATTGAGTTAGTAACCGTAGCATGTGCAGTTGTACCACTTGCACCACAGACAGCTGTTACTTCAAGCATTTGAACTTTACCATCATCACTTTCAATAGTAATAAGAGTTTTTGATCCTTTATATGCTGTTTTATCAAACGCTGTAATTGATGCGTTAGAAGCGAAGGAAGTTAACTGTCCTCCCTCTACTCTGCAGTCATCTAATTCAACGAAATCAGCAGTAGAGTCGAAGACTGTTAGGTAGCTTTCAGTACCACCAGACCATCCTCTATTAATCTTCCACTTACATTCTGATGCATTAGCATCTAATGAGATGAATGCTTTAGCATCCAATCTAGTTATGTAATCCTGAAGGAGAACATCGTTTCTAGCGTATGGGCTAGTTGGATTAGAAATAGTATCTACCCTTATAGTAACGTCCTGTGTAGGAGTTAATCCACCAAGAGCAGTACCTGCTATTGTTAATACTTCACCGTCTCCAGATGAAGGAGAAGATGCTGCTTCATATCCAGAACCACCTGCGTTAACAGCAACCGTTGTAACAGTTCCATTTGCATCAATGGTGATATCTAATGTCGCTCCACTACCTTCAACAGATGCTGATGTTGCGACTGCAGTGAATGTTGTGGATGCAGTATATGATGTTGCAACCTGTGTAAGGGTAGCAGCATCAAGAGTAGCAACAGTACCCTGAGTAGGTACATTACGTAGTCTTAAACCACCAGAAACTTCAAGGTCTTTCTTTGATCTAACTGATACAATATTCTGTGCACCAACTAAAACATTGAATGGGTTAGTATCAAAACTAGTTCCCTTAAGTGTGAACCCACCAGTAATTGTTGCAAGATGAGATGACTCATAAACAGTATCCGTCATGTTCGATTTGAACGTTAGGGTAGTGTTATTCAATGAAAGGTTATTAATACCTGCAGCATAGAACTCAAATGTGTCTTCATCAGAACCAGGTGATGCTTCAGTTAATATGTAAGTATCTTGGTCAACGTCACGAACACCACCAAGAGATACAAAGTCAGTTCCATTATATCCCTCGAACTGTAACTGAGTATTATTAAATCTTATCGCACCAGTTAATCTGTCATTAGCAAGTGGACGTTGGTTTGTAGTACCAGATGGAATAATAAATGATCCAGTTGACTTAACATAGACACTCTTACCACCGCCTGGTTTTAGTGTTAAACCTTGACCCTGTGTGTCAAGAATAGTAATAGTGTTTCCAGATCCACCACCAATCGTAGCAGGGTTAAATGTGATCTCTTCTCCAACATAATAGTTGTGACCTCTAGCAGTAGGTGTTACTGTTGCAGCAGTAATCGCACCACCAGATACTGTGACATCAAAGGTTGCTCCTAAACCAATACCAGTCGTTGCGGTTACAGTACATGCGGTGTAAGAACCATCAGTGTAACCTGTTCCTGTACCAGTAATACCAACTGTGACTATCTCACCGAAAGAGTTAGTACCACCAATGTCTGCGTTTTCAATAGCAGATGTTACGAACTTAAGTTTCTCATCAACTTTTAAAGTACCAGTTATTTCTGCATCACCAGTCTGAGTGTCTACTTTTAATTTGTTTTGTCCAACAACACCATCGTTAACCACAAATTCTCTATTAGTTCCACCAGTGATGATCATGTCACCTTCACCTTTAGGAGTGATGGTTACAGGAATGTCAGCATCTTGACCTGCAGCAGTTAGTACAGCAGCGTTGTTAAGTTGAAGTCCAGAGTTTGCAGTACCAACAGTAAGAGTTTCAGCAGTAGAGTCTACCTTAAAGAATGGAGCTGCATTACCAATAGTACTATCAGCAATAATATCACCTGCAGTTTGTATACTGGTTGCAGAGAATACATGCTTTTGTACTGTATCATGAGTAATACTAATTTCATCCTCAGCTGATCTGTAAAAACCAGTAGTAGTGTCTGCTGATAGGTAAATGCTAGGAACGAGATTAGTACCATTCTGGATACCAATCTTACCATTTAAGATGTGGTTGTCTAGACCATTAGCTGTAATATTATCTGTGAAGGATGATGTACCAGTAACACCAAAGGTTCCACCAACAGTAGCGTTGGTTCCGATGGTCGCATTACCAGTAAAGTTTGCATTTACAGATGTAACAGTATTATTGGAGATGGTAGTATTGGTAGCATCACCGATACCGATTGTTAAATCACCTGTGGTTGAGAAAGAATATTTGTCTGATGTTAATGAACCATCACCAGAGATAGTTGTGATACCAGTAGTGTCAATAGTATTTGCTGTCATAGCAAAGTTACTACCAGCACCCATTCCACTAAACTGTAATGTATCAAATACTAGATCTTGCCCACTGAAGAAACCTGCTCCTCCACCACCTGTGGATACAGCAGCAGTACTAATATATCCTACCTTAGTTACGTTAAATACGAAACCAGAACCACCACCACCGCCAAGGTTAGCATCATCAGCAGATAGTTGATCACCAACTTGATATCCTGATCCAGCTGCTTGGATGTTAGTTACACTAAAGACACCAGTGTTATCACCAGTGATTGTGTATAAGAAACCAACAATGTCACCAATAAGAGAAGTACTTGTTACTCTAAGTTCGTCACCTACCTTATAGTCAGAACCTTGCATACCTGTTGCAAATTCTGCTACAGTAACCACACCACCTGCAACGGTGATGTTCATCTGTGCACCATGACCATATTCACCTGCAGTACCTGCAGTAATGTTAATTAAGGCATTTTGCGACATAACACGACCATGTACCGAACACTCGTAGTATGCAGTGTTACCTATTGTAGCACCTGGTTTAACAATAATATCAACAAATGATCCTGCTTGACCTGCAGATCCATATGTTACTGTTTGGAATTCAGTAGTAGCAGCATTAGATGTACCATCTAAAACGAATGGATGACCTGCGTTACTAGTGTCCGACATATCAAAACGATATGTATTACCACGAACCATAGTAAGATTAGGTGCTTCAACTGCACCAGATCCAGTGTTAATGAAAAATCTTCCTCTTGATTGAGGAGTACCACTAGTGGTTAAACTACCACCACTAGAGAAGTTAACTACTTCGTTATCTTGGAATGTACCTGAAGTGACTGGATCGTTTATGAATACAAAACTGTCAGTACCTGCAGCTGCAGCACCAACATAACTTACGACACCAACAGCACCAGATGTTGCACCTGTGGCAGTATCGCCAACATTTATGGTTCCTGTATGACCACTAACAGTTGATGATAACTGTATTTTCTGTTGAGTAGTAACTGGCCATGTTGCAGCAGGGTTATTATTAACCATGTCGATCTGCATGTACTCACCATTAGTACCACCAGATCCAGCTGTAATAGTACCAAATAAACCTTGAACCGTTAGGTCAGCAGCAGCATCTGTACCATTACCACCTGTTAATGGCACCTGTTGATAAGTACCTGCAGTATATCCAGATCCACCAGCAGATATATTACCACCAACAGGTAATACTGTAAGTGCTATCGTAGCACCTGTACCAGATCCACCAGAAACAACAACGGTAGGAACTGCATCATATCCTTCACCACCTTGTGATATCTCAATTGCTGAGACTTGTCCTAATTCTGTGTCTAGAGTAGCAGTAGCAACAGCATCGTTAGTTGCGTTACCGCCAGTAAAACTTATATTTGGTGTTGATGAGTATCCATAACCACCACTGTTTAGAGTAATCGAAGCAACAGCATAAGTTAAGTTTGCAACACTTGCAGCACCACCAGATCCCACAGGGTCAGTCTGAGCAGCAGCAATAGTTAGAGTTGGAATTGATGGGTATATACCATCACCTGTAGTGGTGATTGTAGCAATCGGAGCACCAAGTGTAATTGTATAGCTCGCAGGTGTAACTCCTGGATCACTGTCCTCACTCATAGTAAGAGTAGGAGAAGCACCCACGGTGTATCCTGAACCTGCGTCAGCAATAGCAACAGCAGTAATAGCACCAGCAGCTACAGTTACTGCACCAGTAGTAGCAGTTACACCCCTAATCTGGTGTATTTCTTGTCCACTAGTTGCACTTAGAACGATTGGAGTACCACCTGAAGTTGCAGCAAGTTGAAGAGTGTGAGTTGTTGAGTTCCTATTTACAACGTAATATGTTGTACCACTTGTGAGGTTAGTTAAGTCTGAATTGGAATTGTTGTCGTAAACAACTCTATCTCCATTAGAGAAGGTTGTCTGAGTAAATGTAATTGCATTATTGGCAATAGCAGTATTAGCATCAAAATCTCTATTGGGAGGAGCACTAAATGTTCCTGTTGGTGATGTATATCCACCACCTCCACCTCCACCAGGAATAGCAATTATTGCTACCTTACCACCAGATTCTAGAGAAACTAAGAAGGTTGTAATACCTGATGATGGAGATATGCTAGTAGTAACACCTGGTGCTGCGGTATATAAAGTACCTGGATTAGTAATGGTAATAGTACCAATCGCACCATCGGTTGCTAGGACTGCGGTTGCACTAGCAACTAGATCTGGGTTTGATAGAGTTGCAGCACTATATGAACCAGGTGTATATCCAGAACCTTCGTTTGTTATTGTAATACCAGTGGTTTCGTTAAGAGATTTCTTGTTAACACCAAAGTTCTTGTTAGAGAAGATACCAAAAGAAGAGAAACCTGCTTGTGCATAAGTACCAACTGTGAACGCAACAGAAGAGTTACCAGTACCTAGGAAAGATGCTAATCTGTTTGGGGCAAAGTAAATATTTTCTGGAGCAATAACCTGACCATTCAACTGAATATCTTCGTCACCTGCAGGGTCGAGGATGATCTTACCTGACGTAGATGTAAGACTGTTACCTGCTAATCGTAAGTTACCTGTTTCAATGTATGCAGGATAGATGTTAGTAGTACCAGTTCCATCACTTAAGGTGATGTTAGCAGCAGACTGAGCAGTAGATGTTGCAGCAAACTGAACATTACCAGTAGATTGATCAACTGTAAATGCATCACCAACACGGAAGTCACCATCTTGGTCAGTTGATGAGTATAATACTTTACCACTGTTCAGTTCTTCTACTTCGTTTGCCTGAACAGCAAGTGAGGGGTCATTAGTATAGTCAGCACCAGCACCAACATATGCAAAGTTATGTGCAGTCAATAAGAGTTTTACACCAGATCCATCTGCCTGTACACCTTTACTACCATATACACATGCAGAAGCAACTGAACGTAACTCAGCACCAAATGCAGAATAGTCAGCAGTAGTTACCTGAGTAGCACTATCCCCACCACTTGATCTGATATCAGATGTTCCACCAGATTCATCAGTGAATGTTGTGGTAGCATCGTCACCGTTACCATGTAATAGTAGTACAGTATTATTATCTGAAACATATGCACTTGTGGTAGGAGTAAATGCAGCAGTGAAACGAGCAGCACCTTTACTAAATCTTACCTCATCAATATGTCCGTTGAATGCTTCAGCTGGAGAAGAGGTATCATAGTTAGAACCAATTGCTACTGGTTTAGTAGTACCATAGTCATTTGTATCAGCACCACTTGCTAATTCTGTACCATCAAGGAATATCTTAGTAGTTCCAGCGTTTCTTGCAACAGCAACATGATACCATGTGCCTGTGGATAGAGTACCACCATTAAGTGTGGATGAGTTACCTACGCCATAATGAAGTGCAGTACCATTAAGATAAAGTTTACCTGCAGTATCTGTGGATGATGCGTTTCTAAGATCAAATATATGCTGAGTACCAGTTACACTAGCTGGACGTATGAATGCCTCCATACAGAAGTTTGCAGTACCAAATCCGAAGTCTTCATCGGTTGGAACCATCAAGTTATCTTGTGTACCGTCAAATAATAGTGAACCTGATCCAAATTTCTTTTGTGCGGTGTCAATCTGTGTGTCACCAAATCTACTTAATACTTTTACTGGTTTTAATGTAGTAACAAATTCTCCAGTTCCCTTACCATTAATATAGAGGTAAGTACCATCATTAGAAGCAATAACACCACGACCAACTGCTTTCTTATAAGTGACGTTACCAGATGCTATAGTACCAGATGCACTATCAGTCAATGTAACAACGTTATCGTCTACTTTAGTGACTTGATAGAAGTTATCTGTAGCACCACCACTGATAAAGTCTGCATAGATGTAGTCGTTAGAGACTAAACCATGTCCAGTTCTTGTTAGAGTGACCGTAGTTCCTGATCTAGCATATGTACCTGACTGGAAAGCATTTTCTAACTGGTATACTACTTCAGCAGCAGAGAAAGTACCACTCGTACCAGATAGTTTTAATCTTGTTTGACCTGCTCCATACTTACCTGTAGCACCTTGTATACCTTGTATACCAATAGAAGCAAAGTAGTTGAAGGAATTTAACCACTCACAACGAATACCATTGGTTAGTAGAACACCAATCTGGTTAGGTGTAATGAAAGTACACTCATTAAAGAGGACTGAAGCGTGTTGTGAATTGGAATTTATTAATGCACCGTCTAATTTAGCACCACGACCTGCATCTCCCTGTGCAAATCCATATGGATCTGATGCAGAAGTGACACTACCTTTAGTAGTTACGGTTACTCTTTCAATATATGGACTTTTCTCTGAATTAACTGTTGATACTAGAACGAATGCATATCCCTTATCGTTACCACTATCATATTCAAAACCTTTAATTGTAACATCAGAGACGTGGCAATCTCCTGATAACGTCATTGCGTTATTAGTTTTGGTCGCAGGAGTTGGTTCAATTATTGTTGAACGTAAATTAGTACCACGTAAAGTGATACCATCGGGAATTGCTAAAGGAAATACTTCTTGGAAAGTACCAGTACCTACTAATATAGTGTCTCCAGACTGTGCAACAGTAAGTGCTTTAGCGATTGTAAGGAACGAAGAATCTGAATGCTTACCATTTGCACCAGAGTTAGCTAGAGTAGTATTATCATTACCAGACTTATTAACAAACCATGTGTGAGTAGGACCATTCGTGATATCAGTGGCCAGCATGTTAGTACTCACCTCACCGACATTCGGTTTCTGGTTCGCAATTTCAACTATCGCACCACCATTTCTGGCGTATAATTTTTGATCGACTATATTAAGAGCTATCTCACCGTCTTCTAAATTAGAAGTCGTCGGGACTGCTGCTGCTGTCGTCGATCTCTTTAGCTTGATTCTCGTTGCCATCTACTTGTGCATCACTAGTTTGTTCGTTTATAGTATTTAACTGGGTTTGCAGGTCTTCGACCTGTGCTTCCAGCATCACATTAATGAGGGTCAATTCAGAGACTTTTCTTTGTAATCTAGAAATAACAATTTGTGCATTCATGTTAATAAAGTTTTAAAAAGTACCACCGTCGATCGTGTTTGTCCAGACTGGAACTCCAGCTGCAGTGACGGTTAATATTTGATAGGATTCTGTTACGTCAGGTGTAGTACCAGGAGATGCCATGTTAGCAGCACCAGTTACCTGTAAAGCACCTGTGTTGTTACCATATATGATACCATTTGTGGTAAATGAACTAGCACCAGTACCACCGTATTGAACTACGAGGTCAGAGTCTAACTCAAGATCACCAATAAGAACAGTACCACGGTTTCCAGTTACACCAAAAACAGTACCTGTGTCAGTTGCATCTTCAATAAATGTCCATGCACCTGCTCCATCGTTACCACCTGTGCGGTCATAACCAAAGAAACCAAATTTATTGGTTCCAGATGTGTTGTAATGAACCTTAACACCACGATCCATTGCATCATCAGCACCTCTGACAGTAACTAATGTAGCACCAACTACTTGGTCAGCAGTGATTGCTGCACTTAGTGTAAGTGTTTTTGTGCCTGTATTGATAGAAGCAATAGTTGTGCCACCAGGAATACCTGTTCCAGTTATAGCATCACCTGCTTGTAACTGTTCCACACTGTCAACTTGAACAGCAACTGTTGCGTTACCTGCAAAGGTAGCAAGAGTTTTAACTGTTACAGGAGTAGTAGGATCACCCAATTCAATGGTAGGATCGTTAACAGACATTGAAGCACTGTTAACAGTCGTTGTTGTACCATCAATTTGGAGGTCACCTTTGATTATAACCAATCCATCAGCGTCGCCACCTGCAGGATATGGGTCAATAATCAATTCTTGTATACTATTAATAGTAGAAAGTGTATTACCATCTAACTTTAGATTGTCAACCTCAATTTGACCAGTCTGTTGTGTAGTACCAGTAATAGTTGTTTGACCGTTAAATGTCACACCGTTTTGGAACGTTGTGGTTGCATTAACTGTCAACAGGTCGCCAGCTGCAGTACCAAGAGTTGTGTTGTCATCAACCTTAAGGTCTTTAGTCCATGTGGTTGCTGAAATACCAATACCACCAGCAAAGGTGACAGATGCAGTTCCTACGTTGGAAGCATCAGTTGTATCCGCATAACTTGCAGTAACACCGACAGCATAGTTCCAATCTGCACCCTCTACTTGGATTTTGTCAGAAGTTGTCTCATCATAGTATATGGAAGCATCCTTTGTATTACCGAAATGAAGCTTCATGTCATCAGCGATACGCAAGTCGGGGGTACCTGCTACTCGCTTGATGTCCACAACAGCATCAGAGTCGTTAAATACAAATTCTACGTCACCTGTAGTACCAAATTCTAGTTCCTGACCATCTTCAATAACCAGTTTACCTGTGCCATTTGCACGGAAGATAAGGTCAGCATCAGTAGTGGCTGTTGTAATGACGTTAGCATTTAAGTTAATGTCATCAACATTCCAGTTATCAATCTTTGAATTACTGTCTAGAACAACAGCAGAACTTGCGGTTAGAGTTCCATGGACATGATCAAGCATGTCTGTGAAGTATCTACCACCAACTACCTGTGCAGCACCATTGTTATCACCTGCAAATAGGCGATCACCAGCATTTGCTTGAGTACCGTTTGCACCAGTAGTAAGTGCTAATTCACCATACGTAATGGTGCCTGGTGCGGTTGAACCAGTACTCCTTTTAATGAGTATATTTGATGCCATCAGAAGCTACCCCCGTTGATAGTGATGTTGTTTAATACGTTTGTTGGAACAAATTTTGTGTCTGCAGCAGAATAGACTAGAACAGAACCGTCTGCTAGTCCTCCTTGAGATACGTCTGTGAGATCCACATCAGACATACCACCAATAGTACCTCCACCACCTCCAGTGGCGACTCTGGTTACTCTTGGAACTGATTGATCTCCAAATCTTAGTCTTGCCATTAAATTGTTACCCCCTCAAGTACGCTGACAGAACCTTCCAGAACTCTGGATTTAATACCAGATGTTGCTGTGATAACGACATCATATACGTAACGACCTGACTTCATTGCGGCCGTTTGTCCATTTGTGAGAGATAATTGAATCTGCCCACTGGTTGCAGGTGATAGAACTGCAGCAGTTACAGTAGTGGACGTACTACTTGTGTAATGCTTTTTGATTTTACATGCTACTGTATATCCAGTCAAATTGAATACTGTTCCATTATCGTTTTCAATAGTGAAGTCGATGATGAAGTCAGAACCCTGATATATCAGTAAATTGGATACAGCACTAGCCATTCTTTTACAACTATATTATTTAGCTTAACTTTATTTATCTTCTTTCTCAATCAAACTCTTTACAAGACTTTTTAATTCCGCAACCTCACCCTTTAAAGCATCCATTTCTGCTGCTTTTCTTCTTGCTTCTGCACGTGCCTTCTTATAAGATTCATACGCACTCAGGTCGGTATTTATTATCGCATTAGAACTTGGATCCCTACCGAGTGAGTTGTGTCCTTCGACAGGGATCAGTTCAATTATGTCTTTTTCCATTATGCTAACGCTATCGCTCTAAAGTCTTTTACTCTAGGTATGTATGGTTGTCTCCAACTAAGTAGACTGATCTTGATCTGGAATGCATCAAAGTCATCAGTATCCTCAATGGTAAACTCATAGTCAGTGAATGTGGTTAGATCATTCTGAGGAACTAACTCACCGCTATCTGGTTTTCCGTCTGTGTTAAAGAACTGGAACTCTAGGTCATCAAGGTTACCTGCAAAACCAACTGGAACCAACTTGTACATCACTACGATCTTGGATTGATTGAATGTATTAGCAGCAAGCATGACCTTGATACCACTAGCACTCTTCTCTAGTCTTGCCACCTTAGTAATATAGTTACCCGCACACTCTCCACCAATACCTGTGGTTGGAGTAATATTGTTGTACTGGTTTGCAGTTGTAATAACAGCACACTGTGTTAGATCAATAACAGGAGATAAGTGACTTACCTCAGTACCAAGAGTTAATTCCATAGTGAATGACTTAGCACTGCTCATTCTGTTGATCTCATTCAACTGGTTAGCAATAATCTTAGTGTCTGGGAAGTAGTTCTCCTCAGCAATAGTAATGTCTTGCCATGCAGCATCTTTAGTAAATGATATCTCTGCACTCTCGCCAGCAGGGAAAGGACCACATGAGGTTCCACTAGTACCCTTAACTCTACCAGACAAACTGGTCATAGGTTCTACCTGACTCTGTATCTGTGGTGTAAGAACATCCCATGGAACGTTCTGTGATACTGTTAAATTAGGACCACCACAGTTAATACTCTTATCAGCAGTCTTATTGGTTATCTTTAAGTTGTAACTATGAGGACTGTTAATTGATAGTAAACCACCAGTTGTATTGTTATGAGTAGTATTAATTAATGTAAGAGGTATACCGCAAAGGTTATAACACTCAACTACTGCACCATTAGCATGTGCTTTACCAGTTGAAGATCCTGAAGAACCTGAATAGTTTCTACCAGTTGAGTTGAAGTTGATGACGTTACCCGCAATACTATCGTATGCAATGATCTCATCACCACTACCATCTTCCTGACTTCCTCTGATCCTGATAAATCCAGTATTTGAACTACCAACAGCAGATCCACCAATAGTTGTATGGAACTGAGATGCATCAGCAACAGTCACAGAAGTAGCAGTCGTAGTCAAACCTGCACCCACATTAATAGTGGTATCCGCAATTTCTGAGATTGCTCCACTAAGTTCAACATAGTTAAGGTTAGATTGCTGACCATGGTTACCATGGAATACTCTTATCTCATCACTACCAGATGTTGTCTGGAACGCATTGGTTCTTAGATTTAAGAAACCACCATTAGATTCACCCAACTGTGCATTTTCTAGTACAAGTGTACTATTTGCTGCTGTGGTAGGAATTGTGAACTCTGCTCTGTAAATCTTGAACATCAAGTCTTCATACTGTGAAGGTGTCCATGTTGATGCGTTCTGTGACTTGAATAGAACACCGATATATGGTTGTTCAGATATCTTCTCTCCAGAGTGTGCAGCATCAATAGCATCCTTACCGAGTAATGATATGAATACCTTATATTGGTTACTATCAGATGTAAGAACCATTGCATGTTCTTGTCTGAATGGTAAGAATACAGGTGATTTGAATGTGAACGTAGTAGGTTTAGAAGCATCAGCAGATATGAATACATCCTCAGGATCTTTAACTACCTTAGAGAATGGAAGTATATCCTGTGTTGGAGTTCCATTTTCAACTGTTCTTACATCCAATGCAACAGGGATCTCTTCATCTTTTTGGAAGAAGAATATATCAATCTTAGTTAAGAATACACCACCCTCAAGAATTGAATCCTCGACTAGGAATGTTTGTGCTAGTGGGTCGCACCATCTTGTTTGGGTCTCAGTTGAGGTACTTGCACTAGTTAATGTTCTAGCATCCTTCATATCCTCAGATGTCACCTTAGCATTTCTGACTGAGATGATTGTCTCCTGAGTTGTCTCTAATAGACCTGATGAACTAAATTCTGCTTCACCACTACTATCTGAGATACCAACTACCTTACTATCATTATCAGTATCACTTAATCTGAATAGTTTAGTACCAGTCTTAAATTTGATGTTACCTTCAACATTAGGTTGATCAATAAAGAATGATCCTCTCAATTTACCCTTCTTATCAGTAACTAGGTCTTTATTACTAATCTTAGCAATAGCACCAGATGTTTCACCAACAATATAGTCATTAATCTTAGGAGAACCATAATATGTACCTTTTACTTGATCAGCAAGTGCCTTGGTGTCAATATTAATAAATGCTAGGTTAGACTTATAATCAGAGATAGTAGTAATATCTGCTCCGTCTAATGGGTTGATATTATATCCTTCATTAGGAGCTGCAACTCTACCTTTAAATCTAAACTTACCATTTCCTTTGGTCACATGGATTGTTTCACCAATTTGGAATGGAATACTGTTTGTCTGTGCATCAGTAGATGGATCCTTAACTAATCCCATTATTTTAGGAGTAATTAGTTTCTTAGGAAGTGTGATGCCATCAAAGAATGCAAAGAACTTAGTTCTTGGTTTTAACTTCTCACAACTGAACTCAATGTTTCTAGAACGCATAAACTGAATATGCTCAACAGAAACAACTCTACTGCCAAGTGATTGCTGTTCAATAACAGGAGTAACTCTGTACCTAATACCACTTCTTGTTTGCTTCGTGGTTGTGGTTGTGGTAGTTGTAATAGTTCTATCTCTTCTTCTACGATGCTTACCGCTTCTTCTCCATGAACCAACGTCTGTGGTTACAGAAGTACCTGTCCATGTGGTTTTCCATGCGTTCCAATGAATAGGAGAGAAACCATTTTGGTCTGCATTATATTCTCTTACTGTTGTCATGAAGTTACCTTCAACAGTAGGTCCTTTAAGAGGACTAAGTGATTTGGTATCTACCCAGTTATCATTCTCAGGATATAAAACAACATCACCAACATATGTAAAGACGTTAAATGGGTTAACGTTCTCCACAGCAGAAGCATATGGTTGATCAATTAAAACAGCGTCACTATATGGAAGTGTAATAATATCATTTGTTTCCTGTACATTTGCACTACTTGTACCGTATGCTAATGGAACCTGAGTTGTATAGTGAGCAGGTCTCATTTGACCTTCTTCAAAATCAACAGAGACTCTAAAGTCAGGATGTAATGTGTCAGCAGTAGCAAGACTTGCAAAGTTATCTACGATGAAACCATTCTTATATCTGCTAAGACCACTAGCATCTCTGATCTCCATACCTGCAGTCTCACCTTCAAGTAGTGATAACTGTGTATAGTATTCTAATGTTTTAATTCTATCCTCAAGAACCTGAATGTCCCTGAATGTATATCTCTTAAAGTTAGTCTCTACTATGCTTACATCTGCTTCAACATCAAATACGTATGGTTCATATCTCAATGTTGCTAGTAACATTGCATCATCAATGTCATCAGGAGGAGCTGGATTGGTAGCAGGTGCACCCTTAACTACCTGAACAACGTTGTCCTTGTTCATAAAGACCTTATCAATCCTTCCAAGGTAGTGCTGTAAACTAAGAATAGTAGTATCCCCAACACCAGGAATACCAGTTAAGTTACCAGTAAATGCTCTATTATCAAAATCAAGGTACTTAGTAGCATTTAAAGTCCATGGTGAAGCAACAGAACCTGCACCAGTCAATTGTTCAGCAACTATTGGTCTAAAGTCAATAACATCTCTAAGATTGTCAGTATCATAATCTGGGATGATCTTATATTCAGATGAAGGATATGAGTCTACTGTATATGGATTAATTCCCGATGTGGTAAGAAAACGATCAACTATTACCAATATTCTACGTGTTGGTGCTGTATAACCTGGTTTTCTTACAAGAGTTGAATAATCATAATACTGATCTCTCTGACCATCATCAAGATCAAAAGCATCAGTTATATTAGTACCACCTTTGACAAGTCCACCAGTAGTAATCTTTAAAGTAGCATTTGGTGCAGTGATTGTCTCACCATCAGTGAATACGTCATCATCTACTGGGATGAAGTATACGATATTACTTGTGGTAGAAATAATTCTTGCTCTAGAACCTGAGGTATCTCCTGAAATAACATCATTTACTTCTAGAGTACCTAGTAAGTTAGTATATGTAAATTGAGGAAGTTGTGGATCTAGATCGTTTGTGGATTCATATACTGCCTTAATCTTGAATACATCACCAGTACCTAGAGAAATACGATCATCATCTACTCTGTATCCATTACCAGTAGTAGCAGTTGTTAGACCATTTGGACTACCAGATACAGTTGTCTTATCCAATTTAAGGATTTTCATCCTCTCAGTGGTCTTTGCCTTAGCAGATCTATTAGAACTGTATACAGTTACAGTAACATCAATACTACCAGAACCACCACCACATAAACCACCTAAAGCAACAGACTGTGTGTTGACTGATGGGTTACCTGTGGTAAAGTCACCTTCTTTTAATATATCACCATCACCTGTACCAGATGTCACACTGACAACAAAATCATCACCATCATCTGCGTTCTTAATTAATAAACCTGAACCTACGTCAACTGTAGCAGCACCACCACTTACAGATACACCTGATACAGTCATTCTGAAATAACCTGCAGGGTTCTGACTATTATTGTTATTTGTATTCTTTAATGCTTCAAATCCTAATGGAGTAAGGAGTTTCTTCTTAGTTGCTTCCTTAATCTCTGGTCTAGACCTAATGACACTACCATTAATAGCACCATTTACCATATTACCTGCACCAGCTGTTGCTTTCTGAACTGTAAATACAGATCCACTAGTAACACCAGTAACTGTAACCTTATGTGCTATACCACCATTTGAGAATTCAACAAGGTCACCCACCTTTAACTGAGTGTTAAAGTTAGATAATGTTGCTGTAACGGTAGCAGTTTGAGATGTACCAGATCCAGATATTCCAGAGATAATAGGACCTGAGCCAGGTAATGCAACTCTAACATCCATAACTGCATCAGCAGTACCACCACCAGATGAGAATGCATATGATTTTACATCACTAAAGTTATATGCTCTAACTCCACCAGCTGCAATAGTACCATGAGTAGCACCACCAGAATTATTAACCTTCAATACCTCGCCTGGTACAAATGTACCATTAGTCTGATAGAGATAACCAGTAGTACCTGAACCTGATTGACAGAAACCTGTAGCACCTGATGTTGCACCAAATACCTTTCTACCATTTGTCCAAGTTCCACTACCTGTAAGAGTGATCTTAGTGAATAGTTGTGTATCTGAAAGGTATGTTTTATAAATTGTTTCCTGATTATTGAATGCACCAGATTCATGATAGAAGTTTAATGCTCTTGCTTTACCAATAACAGTACCTGCAGGAGTACCAGGAGTACTTGGATCTGTAACTGTATCTCTTAGTTCAATCACCTCATATATGGTAGGTGCTTGATGCTGATTAGTCATAAAGACATAGTTACCAAAGTCAGATGTAAGAGATTGGTTAGTTACTGTATCAAAAGTTCTTGGTTTCTCTACATCCTTATATGATGTGGAAAGTCTTTCTGTTCTGTAACCAGAAATATATGCAGATCCACCAGATAATTGAACAGCAATATTAGACTCAGATGGAGTATTACCATCATTAGTAGTTACATCTGGTGAAAATACACCGTTATTAAACCCATCATCAAGGTTTTCTCTTGCGTCTATACTGAATTTCTTGACATAGTAGTTGCCAGATTCCTCTTTAGTTCTGGTAGCAAGGACATCATTGATGAATCCTAGTGTACTACGTTCTACTTTCTTCTGTATTTTACCAATATCAGTCCTTAAAAGTTCAATAAAATCAGCAGAGTTAGGATCTGTGGTCTGTTTTTTGATTAAAGTTAGGTTAATTTTAAATCTATCGGCACCTGGTGCTGAGAAATTGGTACTACCGATCGCATTATCGTAGAGAGTTGCGTCTTCATCAGCAGTAATAATCCTTTCTTCTACTTTTAGACCAACTTTATATGATGGTGTGATGCCATACTGGTCTAAAATAAGAGTTTGTTCGTTTACGGGGACAAAATACCCTCTAACATAGTAAGTTCCTGATCCTACACTCGCTGTAGAACCTCTACTATTAGAATTTGAGTTTAATAATTGTGCAATTGGCGTTCCAGCAGCAATAGTTGTGGAAGCATAAGTGATATCAGTCTCACAAGTGAAGGTTTCACCTTCTGAGAACGTAGTAGTTGTATTATCAGTCGCTTTTTGGAGGTAATTTACATAGAATGTGATATTATTTCTAGTTGAAGTAGTGGCACTAATAGAAAATAGTATACGTGCACGTACACCTGAAGTAGATCCTTTAATAACTAACCCATCAAGAGCAGTTCTGTATAATTCTACGTCAAGATTAAGGTAAGTATTCTGTATTATGACACAAGGCACATCATTGTTCAGTGTAATCCCACCAGGAACCACCATAGAACCTTCTTTATAGACACCTGTACCAAACGTGTCAATTTGATTTTGCAGTACACTCTGAAGCGTAGTAAGTTCTCTTGCCTGTACTGGGTAACCAGGCTTGAACAATACTTTTAGGAAGCCCTTACTCTGATCAAAATCGTCGTAGTAAGGAGCTATATTCAGGTTAGTATTCTGTGCCATTTAGAATTCAATTACTACTTTTAGCTCTTCGTTTTGATCCGCAGATCTTGTGATCGGAATCCTATTATCTATGTACAGCATTTCACCTGAGTTTAGTTCTATTTCTTCGTTGGCATAACCAGTAACGAATGAAAGACCTAACTCATATACAGATACACCAATAGTTATCTGTGATAGGGGAACACCTGCAGTACCAAATGTTGCATCAGGAGTTGCAACAAATGATGATATAGTACCTGTAATCTGATTTGAACCAGAGAAAGGAATAATATTACCATTTACAGTACCATCAACCGCATCTTGATAATATTTCAAGACCTTAGTTGTGGAATTATATGAAACCACAAAACCTTTTGCTCCTGTGGTTGCCTGTGTAATAGTCTCACCTGTTTGGAAATCTCCACTAGGCATACCAGTACCAGACTGAGGGAAAATCATTGCTTTAACAGCAGATCTTGTATTCTGACTGCAAACAGATGTGGTATTATAATCAAATGGGTTTAGTACAAGACCAACCCTTCTATATGATAAGTCATTAGGGAAGTCAACAAAAGCACTAGTAGTTTCTAACTTACTAGTGAACATGAGACGATATGAACCTAATTCTCTAACAGCATCTGCACCGTGACCACCTTGAGGAGGTAATACAACGTCAAGTGCTGCATTAGTACCATTACCGATATTAGTAATGAGTGCAACATCAATAGTTGCAAAACTATATCCAGAACCTGCTTGAGTTACAGTAACTGAAGCTATAGCACCAGAGACAACAGATACAGTACAAAGTGCCTGTGTACCACCATTAATAGACCAATCCCCACGAATAGGAACATTAGTATATGTACCGTTGTTATAACCTGCACCTGCGTTCTCAATAACAACAGTGTCAATCGAACCTGGGTTAGCAGCAGATGTAACTAAGCTATTTGATAATACAGGAACAAATTCTGAAGTAACAAACTTTAGAATGTTGTCAGCGTCAATAGTATAGAGATATTTCCAACGATAAGAATATACGCCAGGACTATCTGATGTTTCAATGATAGTTGTTGATGTACCAGTTGGTTCAACCAATGAAGGTCTACCTCTTGGGTAATCTGGATCTTGACCATTATAAAGACATTTATAGACGTTAAAGTCTGAATTCATAACATAGAAGTTACTGTCATACAGTCTAGAAGAACCGTTTGCAGTAGTTTTTGCGGGTGCATAATCTGGTTTGTACATTGAATATGTACGACCAACTCCACCAGTTGTATTTGCTGGATCAATCCAATCAACTCTAGGAACTACTAATGAAGTATCAGATATATCAACTCGCTTAAAAGCAACGGAATCTTGATATGTAGTCCTTGCATACTCAAAACTATCAATAGGCTCACCAGCAGGTGGGATGTCAGAAGACCCCCATGTCTTCGCCCTACCGACGAACATGTACACTTTGTTGGAGCTTTGCAGAGTGTTTCTGAAGCTCTCAGCAGCATATATTCTAAATTTATCAGTAACTAACGCCATTACTTATAAGCTTTATTGGTTATTTATAATGATCTCAGACGAACTTCTGGAAGGAGACTTACGTTTCCGCTTGTTGTGAGATCATAAGGAATTTCTACTGTAAATGTGGTAGTTCCAGTAACAGTAACTTTGTATGAACCATTAATAACATGATCATCTCCGCTTACTGTCATACCACTCGTGAAATTTAAGTACTGATACATGTCAGTAATTAAATTATGAGCCGCAGAAGTCGTTACAGTACAGACATTTCCACTTGAACTAAATGTTCCAGTTAATATAGTGTGAGCATGGGCTGTTGTACCCCTATATCCTCTACCACCAGTTGCCACAGTTAATGTATTGGCAGATGTATTCTTTGCACCATAGAGAATTCTCTCTGCAGTCCAATGCTGCTTAACCGTATTATAGAACGGAATAATCACTTCTGCTTCATCTGGGAAACCATATTTCTGAGAAACATCGTACCAGACATTCTGGAGATTTAATGTAGTATCAGCAGCTGTTATAGTACTAGTTAGGAAGGAATTGCCAAGAAGATTTGAATCTGAGATAATTCTATTTCTTTGCTTCCTTTCTAGATGTAATGGATGAGTTGGTAAGACCGTAGGAACAGTAACGTAACCATTACCACCTTTTAAGTTCTTAATACCAATAACTTTACCACTACCTTCTTCAATCTCTGTTTCGGCAAATGCACCTCCACCACCGCCACCTTGGAATAATAAGAATGGAGGATTTTCATAGTTAGAACCAGGATTGGTTATAGTAACCTGTGTCACTTGTTGACCTGATACAGTTGCAACAAACTCTGCAGGTATTGGTCTTAAACCTACGTACTCATAACTGTCAATAGAAGTAGAACTAGAGACTGTAGCAATCAGTCTGTCATTTCCTTCACTCACAACTTGAAGTCTATCACCAGGATCAACAGAGTTGTATGTCTTGCTGACAAGAACATCTTCTGCAGAACCACTAAAGATAAACGCAGTGCAATCAGAACCTGCTCTTGGTGCTTCACTAAACTCAATAATAGATCCTCTCAAGTTATATGCTGTTTGAGGTTCTTGGAATACACCATTGATAAAGATCAATAGGTTATTCGATGCAATAACAGAAGTATTATCAGATTCTAAGGATATTGGTTCATTATCTCTCTTCATAGTAAAGTTCTTCTTACTATTATCAAAGAATGGTGTAAGATCATCAATAAGTTCTAATTTACCAAAGTAGAACCCATAGAAGTCCATTCCTGATAGAGGTGCTTCATTAAAGGTTAATGTACTTCCAGTATATGTGTATGATTGTGTACTACCCTTAACCTGAAGTGTACTATTCAAGAAGATGAGGAAGTTATCCTGTGCGGGTAGTACTTGTGTACTACCGCCTACTTGAGCAGTAAATGTTGTATCAGATCCATCGAAGGTTACAGTACCCACTTTGATTTGGAAGTCAGGAGAACCCGACGAAGTTCTAGTAATACTATTGAGGTTTCCAGAACCACCAGCTGTAGTACCAACAGCAGTAGTAACAATACCAAAGAGAGTTGTGATGGTTGAAGCAACGTCTGTACAGTCATTAGTGTCATAAACATTGTTTCCACTATCATTAGTTATGTTCAAATCTTTGATCTGAGATCCTTGAGTGGTTGAGTTAGTTGTAACTGTGATATTACGCATAACTTCACGACATATATCTCTAGCAGCATTGAATACCTCTACTGACTGATCTTCTTCACCAGTCAAGTGTACAGTTCCAACATAGAAGTTTGCTGCATCATAGGTAGCATCGTTTCCACCAAATTCTACGTTATCAGCAACAGCATCACATATTAACTTAGTATCACGAATACACTTGACCTTATAAAGATCACCATTGAAACTTGGGTTAGCAGCAAGCATTCTACCATATGCAGTAGTTGCAATAAACTCAAGGTTTGCACGTATTAATCTACCTGCGTCTGCAAGTTTGTTATATGCATATACACCATGTGTGACAATACCCCTTGTGACACTATTTGCATTAGCAGTCACAAATGTATGTCTATCACCTGTCTTAACAGCACCAGCATTGGCAGCAATAAATTTATGAGTGTAATTACCACCTGTGATAACTGAGTCTGCTAGGGCAGATGAGTAAGCATGAGAGTAGGTATTTGTACTCTGTTCAGTAGTAAGAACGTCAACACTAATAGTAGTTGCTGTTGTTGCAGTAACCTTTAATGCAGTGTCAAAGAATGGGTCACGTTTCTTCTCAAATGGTGCAATAGTAATAGCATCAGCATCACCAAGAATGAATGTGTGAGTAGTAGTATTAGTTGAAGGTACTGTATTAAGAACCTGTACATCAAATGAGTTAAATGTAACATTTGATACAGGAAGGAACTCTTGACTTGCAGGATCCTTTAATGTAATTCCATTTACAGCACCAGTAGTAAATGTATGAGGTGCAATATTTGTTGAAGGAATTGTACTCAATACCTTAACAGTAAAGGTGTTAGCAGTCCTTGAATATACTTCTAACCATTTGCCACTAGCATAGTCTCCCGATCTTGGATATGCAGTAGCAGCAGTAGATGCTGCAGTACCAACTTGAACTGTAATAGTATTAGCAGTCTCAGCAAGAATTGGTAACACTGCTTCGTATGCAGGGTCAGTAATTCTTGGATATGTGTGAGTAGTAGCATTACTATCTTCATCACAAGTAAATGTTAGAGAGTTAGCAGCAATTTTAACAGTATCACTTGTTGTGTAACTGTGATTGCCTATAGTCAATTCTACCTGACCATTTGTGGGATTATAAACCGCATTAGTTACATCCTTCTGAGTATTGCTGTCTGTGACCACAGTAACAGCATTAGTAACAGTACCACCAACGTATGTGTGTGGGAATGAACCCGCAGTACAACTGAATGATACAGCACCATCATCAAATTTAATCTTATCACCAACCTGAATTGCATGGTTGATAGTTGTGGTGACAACCATAAGACCTGTATTAGGATCGTAGGTAGTACCTGCACCTGCAGTATATGTTGCTTGAGATGCTCTAGGATAAGTCTTATTACCTAAACCTTGTGTACAACTGAATGTCAATGAATCATCTTTGAGTTTGATGAAGTCACCATTAGATAAACCATGACCAGTTTTAACACATTTTGCGGTAGCACCGATGAAGGTATGAGGTACAGCATGACTGATAGCACCCTGTCCACCATTTACATTAATTGTGATTGAGGTAGGTGTATATGATGTGATTGGAATATCAACGTTATAAACATAATCATTACCATTTGATCTTGGATATGTCTTAGTTTGTGTTACACCATTATATTCACAACTCCATGATAATGAATCGGTGTCAAGTCTAATCTTACTCAGAGTTGTTAAGTTATGAGTACCAATAGTCAGTACCATATCACCTGTTGTCGCATTGTAAGTAGCATTATTAACATCAAACTGCTCAACATTGATTGTCATAATTCCTGAGGTAGCATTATATGCAACTGTCTCAGGTCCCCTAGTAGGTAATGCACTGAATAAATGGGTATTTGTATTGGTTGAAGGTATTGTGTCAAGAACGACAACATCAAATGTATTATTTGTAACATTTGATACCTTTAACCACCTATCATATGCATAATCTGTAGCACGTGGATACTGTTTCTTGGCAACGTTGCCATCTAGACTACATGTGAATGTTAGTGACTCTTGCTTGAATTTAATCCAGTCACCATTTACCATACCATGTGCCAGTGATGTAACTGTCATAATGCCATTGTCAGGATTATAATTAACACCTGTCACATCAAATCCATCTGTCAATGATCTTGGATAAGACTTAGTAGCAGTATTTCCGTCCTGTGCACAGGTAAATGTTACAGCACCCTCTGCTAATTTGATGCTCTTACCAGCAATAATATTATGTGAACCGATAGTCAATTCCATAACCCCTGTGGTTGGGTCGTATGTGGCATCTGTAGGGGTGTAATTCACGATAGGTGACTTACCAACGTTTACAGTAATAACGTTGCCTGAGACTGCTTTAACAGCAAGTGGAGCATTGAATGCAGGATCGGTTGCTCTTGGGTAAGAATGACGTGTTGCTCTGTCATCCATTTCACAAGTAAAGATTAATCCATTCTCTTCAACAGTAACAAAATCTCTTGCCTGTCTAATACCAGCACCTTGAGCACCAGCAAATGTATGAGTAGTAGTATTGGTTGATGGAACAGTCTCTAAACACTGAATAGTAAATGTATCATTTGATACATCAAAGACTTCTACGAACTTATTACTGATTGGGTCGGTTGATCTAGGATATGTCTTAGTACCTGCACCATGAGTACATGTGAATGATAATGAATCATCTACGATCCATACTCTGTCACCATTAGACATTCCATGACCAGTTACTGTAATAACAACCTTACCATCAGCAGGTGTATACACAGCATTAGTTGCTGTATGTTCTATTGGAGCAAGTAATGAATGATCACCAATAGTAAGTGTCATGTCACCAGTAACAGCATTATATGTGGAGTCAGATGGTGTAAACTGGAACCTCTCACTTCTTCCAACGTTAACAGTAAATGCATCAGTAGTAACACTATCAATTGTTACCCATGCACCACCAACAGGATCAGAGATACGAGGATATGTGTGGTTAGTACTGTTGTTATCTTTAGAGCATGTAAATGTTAATGAGTCAGTAGCGATCTGTATTCTGTCACCTTTGTACATTCCATGATTAGCAGCAGTAAGTGTCATTTCACCTGTTGCAGGAATATACTTAACTTTAGATGGTTGGAATTGATATGTCTTTAATCCTTGCCATGTATGAGCATCAGTGTTAGTAGGAGATGTACCTTGTAAAGCATTAACTGTAATAGTAGTTCCAGTTGTTGCAGTAATAGGAACATCAAAGAGATTACCAATAGGGTCTGTGGAACGAGGATAGTTCTGATTTCCACCACCACCGTAGCTACATGAGAATATTAGAGCATCATTGGCAATTCTAACTGTATCATTAGTTGTTAGAGTGTGATTACCAATATCAAGAACTAAAAGACCACTAGCAGGTGTATAAGTTGCTGTGGAAGGAACGTAGTTAGTTGTTAACTGTTCTCCTATCTCAGATAGACCTAATACATCATCTTCAGTATATCCATTACCTGCTTGATTTAAGACAACATTAGTTACCTCATTGCCTGCAACCGTAATATCTGCAGTAGCACCACTACCAGAACCAAGTCTGTTCTTCAATGGTACATTTAGATAAGTTCCATTACTATATCCATCACCAGGTGTTAAACCATTAGCAACATCAAATGTCTTGATCTCATCTCCAATAGTATCCAACTGGAAACTAGAAACATATGATTGACGATCATAGTACATTGCAATGACTGAACTTCCACCCAATAATGGTTTATTGAATGTTATAATATCACTTGCATATGTGTAATTAGAAGGGTTCTGAACAATACCATTAGCAAGAACAAATAATTGATCTTTATCTGGAGTTTTACCTATTCTAGTAGTAAATGGAACTCCATTCTCAGTAAGTTTAAATTGAGTATTAACACCATCAATAAAGCACCTAAGTGTATGACCTGAACCAGTACCAACGCTAGTTAAGTTAATTGCAGGTCCACCAGGTATGGATCTAATTTCAATAGTATTTGCGTCAACATATTTGACATAATATTCATTACCATTTGTCAATCCAGTAACAGGGGTTCCTGTTCTAATATTTGGATAATTACCTTCGTTTAGTTGAGGTAAAGTAGATGGATTATCAATACCATCAGTCATCAACTTAGCAAGGGTTGTGATAGCTGATGTGACAGTTGCACAACTGTCTGAGGCTAGTGTAATACTGAGGTCAGAAACTGGGTTTATAGTCGTGTACGTTCCCGCAGGTAGGTTGTTGACTACCGCAAGGTTCATTAAGTCTCTTGCTTTATTGATTGCATGAATAGTCTCAGTCTCTTCTCCTTCAATATGTAAGATGTGATTTGCAGGATTAGTTCTAGTTACAGATGAGAGGCTATCATTACCAATAGCAGTAGTAACAATATTGAAGAGAGTGTCCATCGCAGCATCAACTGTCGCACATATAGACGCATCGAATGTAACTCCTGTATTTGTTGTTTGCGTGTAACCATGTTGTCCTTGAATAGTAATAGAGGTGTTAATGATAATTTGAGCAGCAAACTCTTTTGCCTTGTTAAATGCCCATACTGATTGTGTTTCTTCACCATCTAGATGGACTGTATTTACATAGAAATTGGCAGCATCCCATACTTCACTATTACCACCATAACGTAAATTATAAGCAATTGCTTCGATGACATCAACGATATCATCCTCACAGTTCTGACTTCCACCAGGTACGCCAGGATAACCAGATGGTATACCAACTGTCTGATCTTGTAACATTTGATACACTGCTTCAGCAGCAATTAACTCTTTATTGTCTTTTAGGAGGTTAGCAGCGTCAATATAAGCATTACCCTGTGATACTGTCTGACCAACATAAGAATTGATTGCTGCTAAACTAAACTGATTACCACCATATCTTAAATCATTAGCAAATGCTGCTAATATTAGTCTTGTATCTCTAGCACAAGTTGTTGAATTGTATACAAGAGATGGATATGTGTAATTTAGATCACCAATAACCTCTTCAACAATATAATCAATATTCTTAATAACTAAATCCCTAGCATCTTGGAACCTATCTCCACCAGAGTTATAAATGACACGTTGATCATCAAGTAAGTTATGACCTGTAAGAGTTATTCTATTATTAGATACATCAACGATAGAAGAAGATGAACCATCGAATGAAAGTGATCTATCACTAATATCATCTGCCTTATATGCAATACAAGATAAGATCTTTTGAATATCCAATAACTGCTTACCAAATACCTGAACCTCAGTTGGAACTGCTGCAGTATAATCTGCCTTACCTAGAGCAAAGTTCTGGATCTGAGACATCTTACCAGTTGCTCTAGCAGATGGTTTAGGAATGATATATGTTGTACCATTAAAGGTAGATCCTATACTATTTGTTGTTGGAACCCACCAATCAAATGAATTACCTGCATTAAGATTAAGAGATGGTTTAGATCTAAAGTCTTTAACACTTGCTTGTGATAGTACTTGTGTACCAACGACTTTAAAACCTGCAGGATGAGCAGCATACTTAAGTGGATTCTTCCAATCATTAATATTAATAGATGATGAGATATCATATGAGAATTCCTGATACCTGTCACTGTCATATAGTCTCTGTTCGTTAAGATCTAAGAAACCAGTTGTCTTTTCCCATGTGGTTGCTGATGTACTGATTGGAGAAACCTCAAATACAGCATCTGCCCTAGTAAACTCATGGATCTGACCAAATGCAGCAGTCTCTTCACCAAATACAGGTTCACCGACTAAGAACTCACCTTCTACGATCTCCACACTAACAACACGTCCAGAAGCATCCCAGTTCTTAACATAACCATATGCAGTATATGATGCAGTAGATGCACCCTGATAGATCCTCTCTCCGACAGAGAAAGTAGCAGGTTTCATAAACGCAGTAATGACATCACCTAAGTCAGTAGTCTGCAATGTGAAGTATGTCTGTCCTGTAACGGGATCACCAACTGGAGCTGATGTAAATGAGATAGTAGTACCAAGATTAGCATTTGCAAGCGATGTAGCAAGTTTAATCTGGTTATCTGCTAGTCCATTTGCAGTGGTTGCTGCTACAGCATAATATGTTGTATTCTCTGCTATTCCACCAGGAAACTGACCAGTAAGTTGCTGAAGGGTTACTTTTGTACCTGTTGGTATCTTAGTGTTATATGGGAAGTTAAGAGTGTTATTAGAAGTCAATCCAACCCATGTATGAGTTACTCTTGCTTTAACTGTAGGAGCAGCTAGGAAACCTCTACCTTCATTAATAATATTGATTACCTGTATAACTTCATTCTCAACAATTGCCTGTGTCTCATATAATGATCCACTACCACCCTCTAGAACAATCTCAGGTGTTGATACAAAGTTTGCACCACCATTAGTAATAGTGAAGTAATCAAGAACCTGAGTTCTTGTCAACTGAAGGTTATATGTGGTATTGAGTTCAGGTTTTAGAGTTCTATCGTGAGAATAGTTAAATGTAATATTATCACCAGCAATCTTAAGTATCTTACCCATGTCTGATGACTTGAGTAGTATAGAAGCACCAGAACCTGTTTTCTGAGTAATATTAACTACTGGAGCACTTTGATACTGAACACCACCACTTTCTATGTTAATAGACTGAACACCCTCATTAAGGATAGTAGCATTGAACTTAGCATTAATACCGTTACCACCACTAACTTCGATATTAGGAGCAGATAGATAACCAGATCCAGTATTTGTAACAGTTATTGTATCAACGGATGCATTTAATAGAGTAGAGATGGTTGCAGGATTAGCATGTGCCAGTTGATTAACTGTCACAGTAAAGTCTTCGTTAGATGCACCACCTGGTATCTTTGTACCATCAAAAGTGATAACATCACCTAATGCATATGCAGTACCACCTGCAGTCACTGTGACAGTAGAAATCCTTCCATTACCATCTGTGACGACTGTGAAAGTAGCACCTGTACCATTGACAGGAGCAACACTGGTTTGAGTTACACCAGTCGTAGTCTGGTCTGCGGTATATGTTCCATTACCAGCTGGTTGAACTAACGTAGTAACGGTATCCACAGATCCATAGTAAGGATCATCAAATATAACGTCTGGAGCAGACCTATAATTCGATCCTTGGTCTGTAACAGTCACTTCTGTAAGTGCACCACCACCAGAGACTACAGTTGCCACAAGTGCTTGAGTTCCACTTATTGCACTAATAGAAGCTTGTGAATCCGCACTATACAGATTATTGGTTTCGGCAACCCCAGTAGAGAACATAATGTAACCTTTGTTCGCAGCACCTGTTCTTTCGTTCCTAAGTGGTCTAATTCTTAATACTGAGGTAACTGGGTTCCAATTAATTACCTGACCTCTAGCAGTCTGGTTTCCTTGAGTTGTTTGCGAAATGAGGATCTCATTCGGCACAAATGACCCTAATATGTTTGTAACGGTTAAATCAACGTAATCTGGTAAAGTAACAACTCCAGTTGGTAAAGATGCGTTGTTATATCCAGATCCTTGGTTTGTAACGGATACATTTGATAAAGAACCCGAAATAGTCGATACAGCAGTTGCACCAGATCCAGCTCTGCTAGATCCACTTAATTTTGGAAGAGATGAGTAATTTCGACCAGGATCACCAATAGAGATAGTTGCAATACCTCCAGATGGATATATTGAGTTTGTGGTGTAAGTGATACCAGTTGTGTACCCACTTTCGGGTGCTACCTTCATTTCGTAGCTAAAACTTGTATCAGTCCTTGAAAATACTTGTTGAGTGCCTTTTATCGGATCACTGATCGCTTGGAAGTAATTTCCACTAGTAGATCCTTGAATATCGAAATAATAGAAGATGCCAGGTAAATCTGTGACTAAAATCGTAATTGAGTTCTGATCGCCAGTAACTGAGTCTCTTTGTTCCTCAGTAATGTTCTTATAAGTGAAAATATCGGTATTTGCCGAATCTAACGTAAATGCAAGTGTTTTTCCAATATTACTTGTGTCAGAAGTGTCAAAAGTGTATTTGTGTCCATCAATCAGTTTTAACTTCGGTTCTTGAACATAAACCTCGGCATTTGTGATTGTTGCTGCAGCAATAGTTGCAAAGTTGCGTTTTACGGTAAATCTGTTTAATGTATCACTACGAACAACTGTATAGTCTGTCTTATTGTAAGACGCAGGTGATACACCTGAGATATTGACTATATCGCCAATTTGGGTCTGATGAGCTTTATTAAGATGAATTTGTGCTTCAGTTTCAACTTGGGTCAATGTTATAGTGAAACCCGAACCTCCACCGTTACCTAAGTTCAAATCTGACGCAGTAATGGTGTCACCGACGTTATATGCAGTTCCCATCTCTGTAAGTGTAACATTTGTTACAGAACCACCAGAAACGACGATAGTTGCAATTGCACCCTTACCAGATCCATTACTTGTTATGGGAACTCCAGAATATGTGCCATTTGTGTATCCAGACCCACCTGTGATGCTAGACCACCCATCCTGATACAAATTACCATCTGTACGCTTTCTCAAGTAAGTCCAGTCCATAGAACCGTCAGAAACAGTACCAGACTCATGAGTTGGTGCTGATGAACCAGATGTACCAGTTGAAGCAAGATAAACTCGGTCTTGAACGTAAATTAAGTCACCTAGATTATATGCAGTAGTATTTTGATATGCAGCAACAAGTTTCATGGTACGCATATCAGCATATTTGAAATGATACCTACCACCAATGATTTTTACTGTAAGAGACCTCGTATAGAGGTTATCTGATACAGAAATGACTTGACTGTCACCAACTTGCAAATAATGGTTCTCAGAAGTATTAACAGTTGCAAAATACCTGTTTTCACCTGTTACCTCGAACATAGTGATGTTACTAACAGTTGTACCTTCAATAGCAGAGACTATTGCACTTACACCTTCTCCACCAGTGCCTGTATTATCAAATTGAAGTCTATCATTAACTTTATACTCTTTACCACCACCTTCAACTAAGTATTGGTCGATATTAGCTGATGAATACTTATTAGTACCTGATACAACCATAGAATCAGCAGTACCACCTCTAATGACTGGATAGTAACTGAAATACCCAATTCCATCTTCAAGATAAGTTAATATCTCACCAGTTTCCATCACAATCAATGTTGTGGTGTCTTCTAGTGCCAAGAAGAAGTCAACTCGGTTATCTAACTGTTTTCTCTTCGCTACAATGTTATCTGTACCGATAAATGGGGCTTTATACCTAACTGCGTCTTCTGTAAAGTTTTTCTGCAGACCATTACCATTCCAGTTAACAGCATCCGCTTCTGAGTAGAAATTAGGTCCTACAAAGTACGGAAACTTCGGTTCTCCCGCAGATCCCTTAATTGTAGCGAAATATGCATAAACTCCATTTGGATATTCTGGAGTAACGCAAAATCTTCCATTATATTGATCTAAATCACCATACCCTTCCGTATACTCATAATCTTCGATATAAGTTCCCATAGGGTCTGTCAGACCGCTTAGAAGGGCATCTCTAGAAGACTTTACATTATAAGATGATACCATCAACTTATATGAGTTGTATGGAGCAGTATTCTCTGGATCCTCGAACCCATAAGGTCCATATATCGGATGTCCGTCATATGCCCAACCAATAATCGGTGAATGAGAGGTTGGATTCAACTCAGTCAATGATTCATCAATATTATCCCTTAATAGGAACCTGAGTATCTTAGGATTGTACAAATATCCATATTCACCACCATATATCAAATAGTTCTCACCCTGCATCGTTGTACCGTTTGCAGTATCCACAGTTTTTCTATTTGTGAACTGATTTGAGGGTACACCGAGTTCTTCGTATGTTGCTGCTTCGTTAAATGTTAATTCTGTTAAATTAGTCTGGAATTGTGCACCTGAGCCAGGATATACGATACTAATAGTCGTAGCACCTGCAGAATAGCCTGCACCCTTGTTTGTTATAACAACACCAGTAACAATGTTGGTAGAAAGGTCAACTTGAGCAAATGCAGTAGCACCAACTCCGTCTCCAGTGATAATAACGTCAGGAGCACCAAAATATCCACTACCACCAAATGTAACAATGATACTTTCAATCTTTCCGTTCAATATGGATGGATATGCAACAGCACCACTACCAGAGATCAATTTGATAGTTGGTTCGTAAGTATATTGACCACCTGCGTCAGTAATGTTGATGGTATCGACTGGACCTCGACAAGTTGCGGTTGCAGTTGCCCCAGAACCATTACCACCAGTAATTGTAATAGTAGGAACGCTAGTATATCCAGATCCACCAGATACAAGACTAATACCAGTAACAGTACCCGATGTAATCTGTGCAATAGCAGATGCTTGGTTATCTGCGGTTGCTCCACCACCAGTAATTGATACAATAGGTTCTGTGGTGTATCCACTACCACCAGTAGTAACGTTTATAGCAGTTACAGAACCTTTTACGGAAACAGTAGCAGCTGCTGCTTCTCCTTCGTACTCCCATGTGATTTGACCGATTGTAGAGTCACCAGAAGTGTGTGTCGGGTATCCTGCATTGGGTGTTGTGCCAGGTCCGAGTGCTCTGTACCTATTACCGTTATATCTAACCCTTGTACCTGTACTATACTGTGTATTGATCTTATATTCTTCTTCAAACTCAACAGTGGGTGGGTTTGTGATATCATAACCTGATCCACCACTGAGTTTAGTGATAGACTTCAATCCACCATACTTATTCTTAGATTCTCCTTTATATGAGAAGAATGGGACACCATTTGAAGAAATACCTATCTGACCAACAGGAGTAGCAGTTTTAGTACTCTTAGTTGATGGTACAAGAGGTATTCTCTTAAGATATCTCTGGTTGCCAGGATTTAAGTCTCCAGAACCGAAAGGACCAATATTATGCGATGGTACACCTGTACTAGTGACGATAGCATCTGTAGTACTCTTATAAGTGTTCTGTACATCTGTCGTATAGTCTTTAACAAGGTTATTAATTGAACCAATGGTACTTCTACCAAAGGCAAACTCTCTAGCAATGTAAAATTCAAACCCTGTTATACCACCAGCTGGTGTTGAGGAGAATATAAACTCAAATTCAAAATCATTGATAATACCTGCAATATCGTGCATATTATTGTAAACATCTTCAGGAGCATTGAGGATCCTAATGACATCATTCCTTTTTAAACGATGCTTCTCTTTTGTCCGAACAGTACAACGTACCGAACCATTGGCAGCAACGGTTCCTAGGGTCGCAGACTCGCCTCTGAGGGCACGTCTCACATTATATGTAAAACTATCCCATATTGGATCAATAGCATCAAAACCAGGTGCTGCTGGTGTTGTGACTTTACTGTCTGGAAGATAATACCTACCTCCATCAGTTAGTACTACTCCTTTAGTACCACCATAGACTTTTAATTGAATTTCTGAGTTATCTACGTTGGAATACCCGTAAATCTTAAATGCAGCGAATACTTCCTGACCTGCATCATGTGCTACACAGAGTGTATTCTCTCTAGCACGGGTACAACCCAAAAATTGAGTTACAGTCTTATCTGAATAGTTAATAATCTCATCTTCAATCCTAAATCGCCCATTTTGCTCTGGCCAACCGATTGTAGAGTCAACTGTAACTACTTGGTCAACTAATTGACCTCCTAAGTCATTTGCTAGGGTAGATTTGTATGGTGTAACAAATGTACCTAGTGAATTATTGGTATCTACGTCAATTTCAAAGATTGTACCACTTGCAGTGAAAACTTCAACAACTCCTTTAACGTAAATTCGAGCAGTAGCGACATTTGGGTCATTTTCGTCGTTTTCTTGGTATAATACTTGTCCAACAAGGTCAATAGGGTCTCCAGAGACAGCAACCGCACGAATAACCTCTCTGGAGGTGTAATATGCATCGGATGGTTTGAATATTCTCTCTCTTGGGTAGTTAACTTCTGATTCTACGCCAAATAGTGTTCTTAAGACAAACTGGAATGACCTTGTTGACCCCTTTGAAGCATAAAAGTCCTTAATACGCTTAATTACAGTACTTTCGGTTACACCACTTGCAAAATTCTTTGGATAAGTCGCTAAAAACTGTTCTTTGAACTTTCCAAGAACGTAAAGTGGGAAAATGTTGTTTAAATTAACAACTTTTGCTCCAAGTTCGTGAGTTGCAGCAGTTGTACTCTCAAATTGGTAAGTTCCAACCTCTCCAACTGCCTTTACAGCGTTAAATCCTCTTGCACATCCTTGAAATAGTGTTGATCCCTTCTTTTCGTAGTAAATGATCTCATCATCTACCATCAAAAGACCTTCATCTGGGAAATCACGAGTAGATTCAACGTCAACTGCATCTGAAGTCGTTGTTAACGATGAAATAAGTGTGGTCTCAGTAACTAGACCTCCGTAATTATCAATATTATAATAATCTGACCAGTTTTGAATTACATCAAAACAATATCCTTTTAATTCTTGTGACTTATAGTAGTGTTTAACAAATGATATGAAGGTTGGATAATTTTCCTGTACAAACGAAGCAAACTGTCCCGTAACACTTAGGGATATTTGCGATTTCGATTCGGGACTAACCTCAGACGGTACTGGAGGTACAGATACCGTTGTGGTTGGCGTAGTCCACGAGCTAACCTTCCATGAAGAATTTGTCATCTGTTACTAGCTATAGCTGGATTCTGGTACTACTCCTGTACCAGAAATATTTGAACCACTACTGATAGTGTCTTCAACAACACTTACAGTCGTATTATCTATGCCCACTGTCAAGTAGGTTTCACGAAGAGATATGATATCGTTGGATTCTGGGATTGCAGCAATCTGTAATTGGTTATTTGCTACACTTGTCATAGAAATTATCAAGTCATTAATGACAATTTCACCCATACTGTAATCAACAGTACCCCATAATCCATCTACGTATTCAAATTCACCAGTTCCTTTAACATAATAGAGTCTCAATGAACCTGCACCGTCGTCATTTAGGTAGAAAATGTTGAAATCATCTCCAACAATCTTAAATCCTGAAGAAGAAACGGTTGGTTTTGTGCTTGTTCCTTGCTTAATGCGGTTACCGTAGCATATTTTATAGTTCACACGTGCGTTCAGATCGACTGTCACGTTCTTTCTCATCTTGAGACGAGTGATATTGGACGTAATTGCAGACTCTGACTTATCAATTATACTCTGAAGCTTAGAATATTTGAATTTTCCGCCAAATTTATTGAATTCTCCGCTATTGTTGAGTACATTTAATGACCCAAGTACCGCATTTTTCACTTCTGAGGGTTCTTTCCGCGTTATGTTCGGATTGAAATACACAAAACTGTCAATATCAATGAATAAAATGGACGGATCAATGATTGTTGGCTGAATTGCTGCTACAGAATACTCTCTCAACTTCTTCAAAACGACATTTTTCTCTGAAAGAGATAATTTGTCTGCATTTTTTGGTTTAATTGCAAGAAAAACTTTTCCAAATTCGGGAGGTTCTGCTTCTTCTCCTCCATAACATGCAATAGATCCTACATTGGGATATATCTGAGGAATAATTGCTTCATAATCACGTGTTGAAACTGCTCTTCCAAATGCTGAATAGAATTTTGGAGCAGCAAATTTGATTGATTCAGTAGTTTCTGCTCTCGAACCCCCATCTGGAAAGGAAGTAGCCGTAACAGTAATACCAGAAGTAATACTTTGACCATTGTTATCTCTAAATGTACCAATATTTTCAAATACTTTTAAACCATTTGCACCAGTTCCATTACTTGTTGAGTATGAAACTGAAACAACATCCCCATTCTCTAAGTCTTTTCCAACTTTTCCGTCACCAAATAGAATTTCTGGGATCTCATATTCTGATTCCTCTAAGAAATATACCTTAGATGTTGAATCAATCTTAGTAATATCAGTTGCTTGAAGGTATCTTTCTGTAATTGTACCAGAAGTTACCTCAACTTTCATTGAAGTTGTGTCTGCATTCTTGTTAGTAAGGATAAATCTCTGTCTTTGGTTGATATCTTTAACAAATGTATCAGTAAGGAACACTCCTTCGTATAAAATGATACCAGTAAATGTAGCAATACCACTAGTACTGTCCACAGAAGTGACTGTATCAGTGCCAAGTGAGAATACAAAGTTGTTATTATCTAATCCTGTGAAGTTTAAAACTAATCCTTTATTAATTGTAACAGTTTTTGGGTATGGAACTACGGTCTGAACTGTAACATTGACTACACATTGTGCCGATCTTGCGGATTTTGGAGTATAACCAATCATCCTAGCAAGTTTTACAACGTTTTCACGCAAAACTGCGGTTTCTAGGAACCCTTCATTGACTGCAAGGTTGGCATTTACTGCTGTATAGTAAGTATTATATGCTAAAACGTCTAAAAGGACAGTCATTGACGATCCCTCGAAGTCATAATCCGAGAATTGATCCTGTGCCCTTAAATATCCTTTAATTTGTGCCTTGATTTCGTTAAACTCAAGAGCATTAACTTGATTAAATGCCATTATGGTTTAAATGCTATACTAATAGAATCAAAAGTTGGTGGTATACCCATAATAACATATGCAACGCTTACATCTAGTTGATTACGATCCTCAGTCCACTTTGTTTTAATCTCATATACCGCTACTCTGGGTTCATGAGTATTAATTGCTTTCTTTAAGCGTCGCTTAATCTTCTGTGCATCGTTAGGTGTATAATTATCAAATAACAATCCAATGACGTTACCACCGAATGCCATGTCAAAAGGTTTCTCGTAGAAGTTGTAAAATACAATATTTTTGACTGCTTCTTTAATGGCTGCTTCATTGTTCAGTGCCAACACATCGTTTGTCACTGCATTCTTTTCAAAAGTTAAAGAGAAGTCACGAAATGACTTCGATATTAACGCCACTAACTAGCCTATTATTAACCTCAGGTATATTTATACTTCTTTTTGTGACTTTCTTCTTGATGCTCTATCGCTACGTGGATCTGTAATAAGATACCTGCAATATTCATTCCCATGATCGTAGAAATGATCACTCATATCTACGGGAATGTTGGCATTTCTTTTACCATCTACGATTCTATTTGCCTTGGCCACGGTATCTCTTTCTTGCCTTATTTCTAGAGGTAGCAGAGTACTTTGTATGTGACCCTTTACCTTGTCTTGTCTTTTTAGGTATTGCTTCTATAGTAGGAATACCTGTATTAAATCTCATTGCCATAATAATTAACCTGCGAATACGTTACTTGAACCTGCTGCAACACTTGTACATGTTGCATCTCCTACTCTACCACATCCTTTGCCATTGACAAAGACTGTACTACTACCAGTTGCTATAGCAGCGGAATGAGGAGGACAGGGTGCTCCTGGTAGTAGATGAGTAGTATTGTTGTCTCCCTGTCGAGAAATGCCTATGCCATTGCAAAACACATCTGATGAACCACCTGCTCTGGTCATTCCAGTACAGTGAGTTACATCTGCATCTCCTATTCGTGTTACTGCAGGCATTCGCTCCCTCCTAATATTAATCCGTTCTTTGTTGCTATTTGGTACATAATACTATGTATGGTCATATCGTATGCGTTCGTCCATGGTTGGGTCTTCTCATTCTCTATCCAACACTGAAGACTTCCATATTTTGCCTTTGGTATATCATCCTTAAACCATGAATCGTATTCAAACTCGTGTTTGGTCATTTGCGTTCTCTTGTCATTAACTCTGTCAAGTACTCCATATATTTCGCCATTTCTAAATGGTCATTTACATCATGGGGAGGTTCTGGAGGGGTAGGAGCGAACTTGATCAGATGATCGAAGCTAGCAGGTAGGTCTCTGGCTTTCGTATGCCTTATGATTTCGTCGTTATCTCGGATAACGAATTCTCCTTCCAGTGATTCCAGTCCTAACATGGTTTGTACTTATGTGAGTTTATTTAGAGACGAACGACGCGATTTTTGCCCCTTTGTTTAAGACTCGCGATTTTTTACGTCTCTTTTTCTTAAACAATCTCTGATATATCGGTCTAATTAAAAATAAATCAAATACCTCAATCAGGAATACAAGTCCCAGAAAGGTTACTACACCTGCTAGAACTAATGCTTCAAGTATCTTTTTACCAATTCGCATCTTCAAGCTCAGAAACACTCTCAGTACACTTCTGAAGTTCTTCTTCCTCTTTAGAAAGTCTTTCTTCATGATCGCATACAACATCGACCAATCTCTCATATTCATCATGACCAGGTCTCTTCATCATCAGTCGAGATTGCCTGACCTTTGCTTCGAGTGCTTCTATTCTAACGAGAAGTTCTTCGTTTGATAAATGAGAGTTCATAGTTCGTAAAGATTGTATGATGAGTTTTTACCTTGGATTGGATCTCTTCAATGATCTCTTCCAATTCAGTTACTTTATTTCTGAGAGTATCCCTTTCCAATTTTGATTGGTAGTGCTCTGAGGTGAAGTAATCGCCTGACATGTATCCTCCGTTAGTCTTGTTTAATGTCAAAATGCCATTTGATATGCTTGATGTAATCAAACGTATCGCCTATATCCTTATCACAGTCTATCTCATACTTACGATCACAAAGAAATCTACGTAGTTCGTAGATGCTTGGGTATACTCCAACTTGATCGAAGGATTCGTTGTACAAGACGTATTGCATTATTGAAAAGGATTAGGTGTATCTAGTATATATTATATCAGCAACTCAACACATTGTCAATAGCAGAGATACCCTTTGAGATTGTCTGGTAACCCCTCTAGAGGTATCATAGTATACCTCGACTGTGGAACTAGTTCAGACATATCCTTTTCTATCTTCTGAGACATATATTTTGCTATCTTTCCCTTCTTCCACTTAGTGTATGCTTCTTTCTTACACCATAACTCATAGAACCTATGAATGTCATTCGTAGCTTC